GGAGCCGGCGCCGAAGGTGGCGGTGGTGCCGCCGGAGCCGGGAGCGGGGTCGGTGGTGGTGGACCGGGACGGGGACGCCTGGCAGCGGAATGCGGTGGCGGAGCCGGGGATCGGGTCGGTAGTACTGGACCGGCAGGGGATCGCCTGGCAACGGGTGAACTTCTCGACTTCAGTCGGTATCGAAACCAGATGGGTCAGCACGGTGATGGCTTGGCCTTCCAGGACCTGGGAGCGTCTGAACGAGATAGAGGGTGTAGCCTGCGCGCTCGTCACGACCGAGGTGGAGGAGCCGGAGCCCGTGGAGCCACCGGAGCCTGGCGAGCGGACGGTGGTGGTTGACCGGTTAACTGCCCTCATTGGGGCGCTGGACCCCGAACTGGCTCACGCGCAGGCCGACGAACTCTTGCTGAGCCTGATGCCGCCCGAGGTCGCTGAGGCGTACCAGCGACTCAAGGAAGCCAGCGAATGGTGGGCTCACGCATGAAGATCTTCCTGCTGCCGTACCTGTGGGGTCCCCACCCTCGCGACCGTGGCCTTGATCGGCAAACCGAGGGAGCCCATCACGCCCGCCGCGGGCGTTCTGGTCACCGTGCTGATCAGTATCGGCATCATCCTCTGGCTATAGAAGGGAGTCGATCATGTTGATCAGGCATGCCGGGCGGTCGTGGTCGTGGTTGGGGTCGTGGTCGCGGTCGTGGTCGCGGTCGCGGTCGGGGTCGTGGTCGGGGTCGCGGTCGTGGTCGGGGTCGTGGTCGCGGTCGGGGTCGTGGTCGTGGTCGCGGTCGCGGTCGGGGTCGTGGTCGTGGTCGCGGTCGGGGTCGCGGTCGTGGTCGGGGTCGTGGTCGCGGTGATCACTCCTTCTAAGGGTCTCAAGGCTTGCGACTCGCGGCAGTGCGACCGTTCCACCACCCGTGCCGCGGCTTACTGCTGCGGCGCCTGTGGAACCGCCTGGGAGGCCGACCGAAGATATGAGCCCCACGCCCACAGCGAGGGTTGCGACGAGCGGCAGACGGCCCGTGGTGCTGTCCTGGCCGATGGGAGGGTGACCTGGCCGCCGGAGGGCCGGCCGCAGTATCAATATTCAAGACCCTTTTAGGTCGATCGACGCAAGGAGGCTGGACCATGGGGACGAGGACCTGGAGCGACACCTCCGACACCATGTGGCCTGGGGACGTGCTCTTCGTCAGGGACGACGGTGGCGACATCAACGTTCGCACCGAGGACGGGATGTGGAGCTGCCTTACCCAGTTTGGCCTCCAGCCTCGAACCTGGGAGGACCTGCTCCGGAAGTACGGCCCGCTCGAAGAGTTGTCACAAAAAGAGATCAATCAATTTATTCAAGGAGATAGCATGTCTGGTCCCAACCTGAGTTCAAGCCTGCTTGACCGCTACCAGGACAAGAACGTCTTCGTCCGCACCGTCACCTACCACTACACCGGCCGGCTCGTCCAGGTCGACGACCACTGGTTGGTCCTGGCCGACGCGGCCTGGATCGCCGAGAGCGAGCGCTGGGCGGACTCCCTGACCACTGGCAGCCTCCGTGAGGTCGAGCCGTACCCGGGCGAGTGCCTGGTGGCCCGCGGGGCTGTCGTGGACGTCTGTGAGTGGCTTCACGAGCTGCCCAGGATCCAGAAGTAGCACCCAGCCCGGCAGGGGCCGGCTCCGCGTGTCCTGGGGTCGGCCCTTTGCCTTGGAAGCGAGGAGCCAGTCATGTTGATCATGTATGCCGGGTGGTCACGGTCGTGGTCGCGGTCGCGGTCGTGGTCGCGGTCGTGGTCGCGGTGAGCGAGAGGGGGCCAGTCATGTTGATCATGTATGCCACGCGGTCGTGGTCGTGGTCGCGGTCGTGGTCGCGGTCGCGGTCGCGGTCGCGGTCGGGGCCGCGGTCGGGGTCGCGGTCGGGGTCGCGGTCGCGGTCGTGGTCGTGGTCGTGGTCGGGGCCGTGGTCGCGGTCACGGTCGCGGTCGGGGTCGTGGTCGCGGTCGCGGTCGTGGTCGCGGTCGTGGTCGTGGTCGCGGTCGTGATCGGGGTCAATATCCAGATCCCCCTTTTAGAAATGGCCTCCTACCTGGGTAGATAGATAACTTCATCATTCTCTCGGAGGTGCGTCGACATTCGTAGCTTCCGGGGCCTCCCTGGGCTATCATGGGCCGGCAAGGCTCATGCCCCATACAGGTAAAGGAGTTGTGATGTTAGGCTCGTTCGTAGCCGCGCTGGCGCTGGCCCTTGGCCTGCCAGCAGCCGGCACTGTCGAAAGTAGACAGGCCCTGCCTTCGTCCCCGGTCACGGTCACCGTGACCTCATACCCCTCCGCCCACGGAAGCCTCTACGGCATCGCCAAGAATCTATGCGGCAATGGCGATCGATGGAAAGAGATCGCTACAGCGAACCATGTCACCTGGTTGATCTATCCGGGTCAGCGGCTCAAGGTCCCCTGCGCCAAGGGGGCTGCCAGCTCCCGGGTCGCCACCGCCGCCAAGCCCAACCCCTCGACGAATACGTCGAGGGCCGCGAAAGTGGTGGCGTTCGCCAAGGCACAGATCGGTGACTGGTACCTATGGGGTGCCGCTGGCCCAAGCCGGTGGGACTGCTCCGGCCTCGTGATGGTGGCCTTCCGGCAGGTCGGAGTGCGCCTACCCCATCAGTCCGACGCGATGAAAGCGTACGGACGCCACGTCTCCCGCGCGAACCTGCACGTTGGCGACATCGTATGGCCACAGAACGGCCATGTCGCGATCTACCTCGGTAACAACATGATGATCGCCTCTCCGCACTCCGGCGCGCAGGTACGGGTGCAGAAGCTGTACGGCTTCTATATGGCCCGCCGCGTCATCTAACGGGTTAGACGCACGCGCATATATCGGCGCGTGACGCACCACGCCCGGCACGGGGGAGTCTTTCGACGGGCGCCCTACGAAAAACCTGAGGAATCATGATCACTCGTTTGGTCAAGAAACTCAAATCGATCGAACTGCGTTACCATGGCAAGCACGAGAGTCCCGGCGACGCCCGCCGCTACGCCGTCCTCGGCGCGGCCGGCCTGCTGGTCGTAGGACTGGCCTGGGCCGTCGTGCCCGGCACCGCCAGGGCCAGCGACTACGCCACCCCGGTCACGGCGATGTTCTTCTACGACGACAGCTTCCGCCACGCCGACGACCACTACCGCCCGGCCGCCTCCGGCTTCGACAGCGACAACGCCACCGACGTGGCGATGCAGCTGGCCGGGATCAAGGGCACCGGCATGCAGGCCGTCATCGCCTCCTGGTGGGGCCGCGGCCAGCACGGCGAGGCCACCCGCTTCCCCGTCCTGCACGCCGCCGCGGCCCCGCTGGGCCTGGGCGTGATCCCCTACTACGAGCCCGAGGGGTACGCCAACCCGACGGTGGTCACCATCCAGGCCGACCTGGCGCACCTCGGAGCCCTGGCGGACGCCAGCCCAGGCTCGGCTGTGCGGATCGGCGGAAAGCGCGTCATCTTCGTCTACAACGCCGGCGCGACCGGTTGCGGCGAGGTGACGAAGTGGAAGACCGCCACCAACGGCTTCGCCAACTGGTACGTGAACATGAAGGTGTTCCCCGGCTTCGCCTCCTGCTTCGACCAGCCTTCCAGCTGGCACCAGTACGGCCCGGCGGAGCGCGAGGCGGTGCACCTGCCGTGGAGCTTCAACATCAGCCCCGGCTTCTGGCACCACAGTGAGGCCAGCCCTCGGCTGGCCCGCGACCCGGCGGCCTGGGCGCAGAACGTGGCCCACTTGAAGGCCAGCCCGGCCCAGTGGAAGCTGGTCACCAGCTGGAACGAGTGGGGCGAGGCGACCAGCGTGGAGCCCAGCGGGTCCTGGCAGTCCGGCTCGGGCTGGGGGACCTACGCGGACGAGCTGCGCCGCCAGCTGGTCGGCGGAGCGGTTCCAGGTCCGACCACGTCACCATCAAGTTCGCCTACGTCAACTTCAGGTCCAACTCCGTCACCATCGAGTTCGACCACAAGTTCACCGAGCCCGACACCAAGTTCATCCACGTCGACACCAGGTCCGTCCACGTCGACCACAAGTTCGCCAAGTCCAACTCCGACCAGTCCAAGTCCAACTCCAACTGGACCGGGTGTGACGGTGATGGCGGCCGGGGACATCGTCTGTGACGGGTGCAACGGATACGGTGGCAGCTCTGGCCAGGATGGTTACACCGCCGAGCTTCTCACCAAATACAGTCCTAACGCGATATTGACTCTCGGCGACAACCAGTACGAGTCGGGCTCGCTGGGTCAGTACAACGCGGGCTGGGGTCGCAACACCTGCGCCGGTCCCGGCAACTGTGATGCCTGGGGTCTGCATCGGGGTTCGGTGTATCCGGCTCCAGGCAACCATGAATGGCTCACTGGGAACGCGCAGGGGTATCGCGACTACTTCGGGTCGCGACTGAGTTCGATCGGTTCCGACACGACCAGCAACAACCAGATGTATTACAGCTGGGACCTGGGTGCGTGGCACTTTGTGTCGCTGGACTCGGACTGCTCCAAGGTCGGAGGTTGCAACGCCGGCAACCCGATGATGACATGGTTGCTGGTCGACCTGGCCGCGAACAACGGCAGGCCCACCCTGGTCTACTACCATCATCCGAGCTGGTCTTCGGGCCAGCATGGCAACTCCAGTGGCCACACCTATTTGAAGTCGGTCCTGGTGGCCGACCGGGACGTCCAGCTGGTCCTCAGTGGACATGACCACGACTATGAGCGGTTCCAGCCGATGGGGGCCAACGGCCCCACCCTCGACGGGGTTCGCTACTTCGTGGTCGGCACCGGCGGCAAGAATCACTACTGTGGTTACAGCGCGGTTCCGGGCACGCAGGTGTTCAACTGCAACACCTTCGGGGTGCTGCGTCTGACCCTGACCGCGACCGGGTACAGCTGGCAGTTCCACAACATCAGCGAGGTGGGGGCGTCGGGCAACACGTTCACCGACGCCGGCTCGTCCACTTTGCGGTAAAGGTCCACAGCTCCAGATGGCGCCCCTTCCGGCTCAGGTCGGAAGGGGCGCTCCCCTTCCTATAGGCAGGGAGGGGCGGTAGCATGTTGACCATGACCAAGGTGCAACCGGTTCACTCAGATGGTTTCCAGTGGCAACAGGGACTGATCTCTGACCCTAAAGCATTGACTCTCATAGGCCCCGAAGGTGAATGGGTCGGCCATGCTTACCGCGGTAGCGATAAGACCTGGCTCGCGGTCTGGTCCGATGGCGAGATGGTCGGTCAGGGCTTCGCCTCTTCCGGTGAAGCGATACGGGCAATTGACGACCTGGCTCGACCTTGCGCCTATGTCGATCGGCACCCATCGCACGGTATCGTGCCGTGCGATCTGGACCGGGAGCCCGGATCAATGTTCTGTGAGAATCACGGCAACCCTGGCCCTGACAGAGATGATATGTCATGACAAAAGACCGCAGAGACCTTCTGATCGCGGTGACCCTCGGGCTCGTCCTGGGGGTCGCGGTCCTGCTGGCCGCTGGGTGCGCCAAGCGGGTCGCCCGCGTCCTGCCGCATCCGAGCCCCGCGGCTCCGATCACGGACATGGCCCTGGTGCCCTGGTGCCACGACAAGGGCGGAACCTCTTTCGTCTATCCGTGCAAGTGGGACTCGCTGGTGTCGCCCGTGCCCAGCTGGGGCCGCGACGTGCTGCCCATCGCCCTGTACGTGCGACGCGACCTGGGCTGCCCCCTGCCGTTGCCTGAAAAGGTGACGTGCTACTGGGCTCCGCAGGACCGGTGACACGATGGGGGCCATGGAAGGCGTCGAGATGTCCGTGGTGGCCCGGATGGTCACCCCGGACGGGCCGGAGGTGGCGGTCTACACCATCTGGATGTACGACCCGGGCGACCCGTTCGCGGTGACGGTCCGGTTCCAGCAGGCTGACGAGCATGTCGACTGGACGTTCGCCCGGGACCTGCTGGCCGACGGCCTGGCCGACGGCCTGGCCGACAAGGCAGTTGGACTTGGAGATGTACGGATCTTCGACCTGTCGTTCGGTTTTGTGGGGATCATCCTGGAGTCTCCCGACGGCGCCGCGCTGTTCAGCTGGAAACGGGGGCCATTGGCCCGATTCCTCCAGCTGACCTACCAGAAGGTGCCCAGGATGCGCGAAGGGGAGCACCAGGACCTGGACAAGGTGCTGGACAGGATCCTCGACCGGGACGGGGGAATGTCAGGTATCTGACACTCCAAATCCTTGGCACACCCCTCCCGTGTGGTAGGATAGGGGTAGAGACGTTCCTCTGAGGTCGAGCCGGCGGACCCATGCCCCGCCGGCTCCCTCCTTTCCGCATCGCGAACCGCGGGGGTTCGCGAACGCGTTCCCTGGCTCCACTACGAGGAGGCTGATAATGGAGCACAGCACAACCCAGGCTCGTATCTTCGCGGCTGAGTACGCGAAGGACACGGCGAGGCAGATGCTCGACACGATCGAGAAGTCGGCCAAGCGGGCCGGACGGGTGACCGTCATCGCCATGGCGATCTCGATGCCTCATCAGATCGCATTCATACTCGGGCTCGCCCCGTTGCACTGGAGTCTGACGAACATCACCACCACCCTGGAGTCGGTGACCTTGATCCTGGGCGCGGTGGGGATTCCGGTCGCGGTGGACTACCTGATTCTCATCTGCATACAGGGCCTCGCCGCACGCGCGATGGCCAACCGGGTGAAGGCCATCACCTTCGCGGTGATGATCTTCCCTATCGGAGTCTCTGGAGCGGTAAACTTCATGGCACCGGCTCCGATATTGATAAAGCTGCTGTTTGTCGTCGCGGTGACCCTCATTCCGCTGGCTGAAGGACTCCGGTCGATCTTCCGGCCGGACTTCTCCAAGATCCAGCAGATGGAGATGGACATCGCCGGCCAGGTGACTGTGCCGGTGATCCCCGTCCAGTCTCGTCGGTGCGAGCCTGGATGCACCTGCGGACGGCACACTCCTAAGCGGCGTCGGCGTGGTCGTCGTGGCCGCGGCATGAGCCCTGTGGCGCAGATCGAGAGTTTGAAAGGCATCGCACCGGTAAGTCCGGTGCCAGTTCAGTGAGGTGAGTGCGAAAGCCCCGTCGGGTCACCGACGGGGCTTTCGTCGTCTCTGGGGTCAGCGGGGGCAGGAGTAGTGGACGGTCCCGCCTTCCGTGCAGGTCTCGTCGAAGGCGATGGTGTTGCGCCGGAGCGGGACGGTCAGGCCGAGAGCCCCGACCGCGTCCATCTGGAGCAGGTCGCAGGCCAGCGGGATGCCTTCGGTGTCGTCGATGATGAAGTTGCCGATGATGAGCGAGGCGTGGCACGGATCCCCACTGTCGGAAAAGTAGTGGACCTTGTCTCCGAGTGGCGGGTTGGGCGGTGGCGAGACGATCGTCATGATCACAATTGTAGGCCCAGCAGCGCATAGACGGTCAGAGCGCCGACCGTGACGACGGCCATGAGGGCGAGCAGAGCGATGGCCAGCGCGAGGTCGCGCCACTTCCTAAGACGCTGCTGGAATGATGGTAGGGGTTGGCGATGACGGCCGGCATAGGCTCGGCGGTGGGCTCCCTTTTGGATGGTTCCATCTTAGGGAATCGCTTACGCCACCCCGTTTTGGGGTGCCCCTGGCTGGATTCGTAACCGGAGTCGACCCATTTCATGCGCCCAGGGGCAAGCGCGCCGACTCTTCGTGCTAGCTAGCTGGCGGACCTCGCTCGCATTGCCGTTCCTTCGACCGCCGGTCATCGAAAAGATCGATAACTGGCGGGGCCGCCATGGAACCTTACGTCCTCTAGGGTACCCTACGGCAAGCGTTCAGGGAATCGTTTACGCCGCTTCACTTTCGGGGTGAGGCCTGGCCCCAGAGGGGCCAGGTGGTATGAGGTCGGGCCTCAGCCGTGACCAGTTTTGCTGAGGCCCTGGATCCTGCCAGCCCCGGCGCCGGGACCGCGCCACTCCTCAGCGGAAGCTCGCGCGACTGGTGGTGTGGGTGCACCTACCCCCAGGGTACCCTACGGGTCAGGTTGAGGGATGAGCATCGTCCCCAGCAGGCTCGACACGGCCGACCGGGAAATGCCTTTTAAGAACGATGCCCCATTTATCCGCATATGTTCCACCTGTGGTCGGAGCGACGTGAGCCGGTTCATGAACCGTCTCGTCCCCACCCCCCGTTCGCCACTGGTACGCGCCCACTCCAGGTACATCATGTGCAGGTCACCCACCTTGATCATCACCTCGGGGACCTCGATCAGGATCCCGTCCGCCTCCCGGTCGTCCAGGAACCGGGCCACCGAGTCCGCCTGGCGGCGCTGCTCCGACGCGGCCACCCGCACCTGCTCCGGCTCGTCCAGCCCCCGGGCCTGGTAGTCGGCCAACCCGGCCAGCAGCCAGTTCAGGATCCCGGCCGCCTCGGGGATCAACGACACCCGGGCCAGATCCGCCACCTCGGCCTCGCCGAACTGGGTCAGGAACGGGATCAGCTTGGCCCGCTTCCAGATCGCGTCGTCGTCGGAGGTGAACTTCGGCGGATGGTTGGTCGCCAGCCACAGCGTGCACTCGGGCGTCCACTCCTGGTTGGACTGGTACAGCTCGCGGGTACGGATGCGGTCCCGTCCGGTCAGCCGCTTGAGGGTGTCCTCGTCGTAGGTGGCCGACTCGGCCGTCTCCGACGTGGTCACGAACCGCTTGCCCCGCAGGTCGTGCAGGTCGTTGGTGGGTGCCGAGTCGCGCCCACGCGCCCGGAAGGTCCCGGCCGCCGCGGTGGTGCCGTAGTCGCCGAACAGTGCCCGCATCGTCTCCATGAGGGTGCTCTTGCCGGTGCCGGACGGCCCGTAGATCAGGAACATGGCCCGCTGGTCCACGTCCCCCAGCAGGCTGTAGCCCAGGGCGCGTTGGACGTAGCCGCGCATCTCCTCGTCCGGGAGCACGTCGGCCATGAACGACTCGAACGCCGGGCACTTGGCGTCGGGGTCGTAGGAGGCGCCGAACAGCCGGGTCATGAGCAACGCCGGGTCATGGTCGACGAACTCCATGGTCCGCAGGTTCAACACTCCATTTTGGACATTCAGCAAGTGCCGGTGGGGGTTGAAGTCGGTCACCCGCCTGGTGAAGCCTGACACCATCCGCACCATCTCCGTCGCCGAGTTCAGCTTCGCCTTGCTCCGGCTGCTCTTCGCCCACTTGACCAGCAGCTCGTCGTCGATGGCGCTGCCCTGGCGGGCCATGTCCTCGGTGGCCCGGATCGCCTCCCGCCACAGCGCTCCGTCGAAGTCCTCGGTCCACACCCGTCCGTCCCACCGGACGACCTGCTTCTCCTCGGCCACATAGTGAAACCGGCCTTTCGCCTTGTCGGCCAGCCGGTCGGCGTTGCCGACCTCGTCCAGGCTGTAGGTCTTGCGTGGCACCGGGCCGGGGTCCAGCGGCTCCCCGGCGATGATCCCCTCGGCCGGGTCGCGGCGTTCGCCGTAGCCCAGCCGGACCAGCTCGCGGGCCGCGGCCGAATGGTCCCCATTGAAATTGATCAACGCATAGGCGCCGAACTTGGTGTACGAGTGCTCCGGCGCGAAGCAGGTGCTGGTGCTGAACACGTACAGCCGGTCCCGGGCCGGGTCCCGGCCGGTGGTGGCCGACGCCCCGTCGCGGGTCTCCTTGCCGGGCCTGGTCCAGTACCGCTCCCGGCCGTGGCGGGACTCCAGCTGCCAGCCGTGGGGCTCAAGGATGTCCGCCCAGTCGGTGCGGGCCTCGAAGTCGTCGCCGGGGGTGACGCCGGGACCGTGGTAGGCAAGCGGACCTGGGGAGGTTGGCACCGCCACGGCCCTCGGCTCCACCCAGTCTAAAGCCAGACGGAGGCCCCGGTGCAGGATCTCGCGCTGCGCCCAGGTGAGGGTGGGTAACTGGCCGAACATTCCTGTCACCAGGGTCCAGGGCTCCCCGGTAGGATGACATAAGCCGGAGGTGGGGGCTGCGATCACGTATCCGCCTTCGCCTCTGGTCTCCACCAGCACGAGGCGCTGGGCATCCTTGGCGATCTTGGTATTGCCGGGGACCTCGTGGTCGCTGACCCGGTAGAGGAAATGCAGCCCACCCGAAGGCGACCACTCGACGTAGCCGGCGGGAGAGTTCAGGAACTCCCAGACGTCGCGCCCGCCGAGAGAGTCCAGAGCCGCCTCGACCTTGGTCAGGGAGTCGGCGTCGACGACCCGGCCTTCCAGCTCCAGCATCTCCAGGTTGCCCGACACCTGGCCACAGATCAGGGCCAGGCCGTACTCCCGGCCGTTGCCCCACCAGAGATCCACCTGCCCGAGGGTGGGTGCCTCCACCTGATATGGAGCCCAGCGCACCGCGGGACGTTTCGTTCCGTTGGCCAGGATCGGCAGCACCGCCACGCCGGCTTCCCGCCAGGCTCTCGCGACTTCTGCTATATTCATAGCGCTCCTTTCAGGCGAAGGCTCCCGTGCTCTCGAAACGCTCAGGGGGCCTTTGCTTTTGGCCTCGCCGGGCCTCTGGGTAGCCTCATCTTGCCACTGTCGGGCCTCGCCCGTGGCTTCAACGCAGACACGCCCCCGTCCAGGATCTCTGGCCGGGGGCGTGTTCGCTCACAGCGAACAGCGATCTAGAAGGGGATGGGGTCGAGCGCCATGTCGGCCCGCACCGCGGCCTTCGCCGCCATCTCGGCTGGGTCGAGCTGGCGGGCCTGGGCCTGGGCTGCGGTGGCCCGTAGCCGGGCGATGGTCGCCGCCTGGTCCTCGGCGGACGGCCGGGGAGGGGCGACCGGTGCCGGCGCGGCAGCCTGAGGGGCTGGTCCGGGGGTGGCCATGAAGGCGACGTTGGGGTCGGGCGGGATGTAGCTGGCCGACCACAGCTTCGGCGGGTTCCAGGCACTCTTCGTCTTCGGCCCGAAGCCGGTGAGGGTGAGGGTGAGGATGCCGCCGGGGAGCAGGCCGGCGGCGCCGGTCGCACGTACCGCGTTGCGTACCGCGTCCAGGCTCTTCCACTTGAGGAAGAGGCTGCGTTCGCCGGTGTCGGCCGGGTCGGCCGGGTCGCGCAGCTCGGTCTGGATCCGCACCGCGAACATCCAACGGACTTCGCCGCCGGAGAAGGTCTTCGGTCCGCCGGTGTCGGGGTCGGTCTGCTGGCGCTTCTCCGGCGGGGCCAGGACCAGGCCGGTGACGGTGTCACCAATGGTCTCGAAGGGTACGGATCGTGCTCCGCCACCCATGAATTCGTCGCTGTCGTTGCTCACTGCTCTTCCTTCGCTGAGTTAGATGGATATATGACACGCGACCCCGTGGCCCCTGCCAGGGGGCCACGGGGTCCGTGGCGCGGGCTGGCACCCGCTTGACCGTCTTCCGGATTATCGGTCCGGGGCGGCCCGTCTAGGGTTGCTGGTCGTTCGACCAGGTCGGTGGAGTGCCGAGCGCCGTTTCCCCGAGGCCCTGAATCGCCGGCTTCCAGACGACCTCGATGGTCTGCTTCTCGACCCGGACCGTGGTCGTGTTCGTCCGCGCGTACGTGAGCGCGTCCTCTTCGTTCCAGAACTTCCGCGTCCTGGGCTTGCCTTCGGACGTGGTGTAACTCACCACGTAATCGACTCTCTGCATGGTTACCTTCCTGGGCACCCCGTGTCGTCCGCCCCGGTCTCAAGGATCTTGTTCGGGTCGTACAGCGGGCACCATCCGCAAAGGTTGGACGGTGTCGCGTCGACCTGTTCCCAACGGTGCGGGTTCGTGACAACTTCCAGGTCCAGCAACCGTTGCGCGATAGCATACATGCGGTCCAGCGCCGTGTTCGCGATATCAGGTTTGTAGTCGCTCATCCAGACCTGCGTGTCGCGGAGCCAACCGGAACGTGGGTAGAAGATCAGGGCGACCTTGCGAACTGGATAGCCGGCTTGCTCGTACGCCTTGCCGTACAGCTGCACCTGCACCTCGTACTCGGGACAGGCCGCGATGCCCTGGAGGGCGATCTTTTTGAGCTTGTCGGCGTTCGCGGTCTTGTGGTCGATCACGACCCCGTCGTGGTACAGGTCGCTATGCGCGGGGACGAAGTCGTCGATCTTGAGCGTCTGCTCGGTCAGCCAGGTGTCGTCGCCATGCTCGGTGGCCCAACGCTGCACCGCGGTCTCCAGCCAGGTGTGCACCGCCGTGCCCACGGTCGCCGGCCAGGAGTCGAAGAAATTGTTGACGGCCGGCACCCCGGCCAACCGGTAGCCGATCCGCCGGTCGCACGGGCCGCTGATCTCGCTCGGGCCGATCTCGCGCTGGAGCGAACGGGGCGAGTTGTTGTCCGCCCACTTCACGATCTGGATCATCTGACGTCTCAAGGCTTCGGCGTCAGGGTCGTCCGGGGACAGGCCGGGCACCGGGCAGCCTGGGTGGGTGACGGCGCCACCAGCCGGGATCAAGGGCTCGCCGCAGGCCGCGCACGGCACCTTGTCCAGGATCAACGGAGGGCCTCGACCGCGTCCGGACGGATCCACAGCCCCAGCGGGCCAGCGTCCACCGCCTCCACCTCGCCTTCCCGGTAGCGGCGCAGCAGCAGCTCCTGCGGCACGCCCAGCTGGGTCGCCGCCAGGTAGAACGGCATCAGACCGGCCAGGTCCACACCTTCCCTCTCCAGGTCGGCCAGCTCCTCCTGGACCGCCTGGTAGAAGCGCCCGACCCGGACGGCGGTGCCCCGCCAGATCCGCACGTCGGGCCGGTCCTCCCAGGAGGCGTAGGTGATCGGAGACGTGAGCAGCAGCTCGCTCATCGCGTTGCGGGTCAGGCGCAGCCGGGTACGCAGTCCGGAGAGCAGCCCGTCCGCGACGACCTGCCGGCCGAGCCTCTCCACCGGGTCACCTTCCACGATCACATCTTACCCCTCCCTACCCCCCGGACCGGAGTGTTCGCCGGGCGATCGGCACATATCGGTCGGTAGAGTGATCATGTGGCCCTGTCCGTCAAAGAGCGCCTCGCGACCCTGCCCCCGGACCAGCGGCGACAGTTCCTGGAGGCGCTCCCCGAACAGGTCCTGGCCGAGATGGCTCGCGGCGAATGGTGGTACACCGCCCGGCCCGAGCAGGTCCCACCAGCCGGGGCCGTGTTCATCTATCTATATATGGCTGGACGCGGGTCGGGCAAGAGCCGGGCCGGGTCCGAGTGGCTGGTCGACCAGGTCCGCAAGCACCCGTTCGACCGCCACGGCGTGCCCACCGAGTGGCTGGCCGTGGCCGACACTCTCAGCGACGCCCGGACCATCAACGCCGAAGGTCCCAGCGGGCTGATCAACGTGCTACGCCGGCGCAAGATCGAGCACCGGTACAAGCAGAGCCCCCGCCCGATGATCCTGCTGCCCAGCGGCGCCCGGATCTACTTCGAAGGGGCGGACAGCCCTGACACCGGCCGCGGCTACAACGCCGCAGGGATCTTATGCGATGAAATAGCTAAATGGTTGAAACCCTACGAGACCTGGTACCAGGGGCTGCTGCCCGCCCTGCGGGCGGACCTGATCGACGACCAGCCGCGGGCGTTCATCACCACCACCCCGAAGCCGATCAAGCTGCTGGTCGAGTGGCTGGCCCGCAACGACGGCGGCGTGCACGTGATCACCGGCTCCACCTTCGACAACGCCAGCAACCTCAGCCCCTTCATGCTGGCTGAGCTGAAACGCCAGTACGAAGGCACCTCCCTGGGCGAGCAGGAGCTGTACGGCAAGCTGCTGGAGCTGACCGACGGCGGGCTGTTCCGGCGCCTCGACATCGCCCACCACCGGGTCGAGGAGGTCCCCGACGGCATCGTGGCCACCGTCGTCGGCATGGACCCCAACCTCACCGGCGAGGAAGCCCTCACCGGGATCGTCGTGGTGGCCCGCTCCGCCGACAACCACCTGTACGTCCTGGCCGACCGGACCACCCAGTCCTCCGGCCGCGACGCCGCCCTGACCGTGTGGCGGGCGGTGGCCGAGTTCGCCGCCGACACCCTGGTCTATGAGGAGAACCTGGGCAAGCGCTACCTCCAGGAAGTGCTGAACGACGCCTACCAGGAGTGTGTCGAGCAGGGCATGTTCCCCCGCGGCACGTCCCCGCCGCTGAAGCCGGTGCACGCCAAGCACGGCAAGAAGACCCGGGCCGAGCCGGTGGCGATGCGCTCCGAGCAGGGGCGGCTGCACTTCGTCGGGCACCTCAACGACCTGGAGGACCAGTGCGTGCTGTTCGACCCGATCTCCACCCGGGACTCCCCGGACCGGATGGACGCGATGGTGCACGCGGCGATCCATCTGATGGCCGGGGAGAAGAAGCGGATGGGACTGAGCGACCCGAGCAAGTTCGACTTCACCATGGACCAGTCGGTGTACGACCTCTCCCGGCTGGCCGGTGGCGGCGGGTTCCCGGGAATGCCTGCCTGAATGGCGTGGCGGGCATTGTGATCTCGGTCCCCGTAGAGTAATGGAATGCTGGCCCTCTACCTCATCCTGGCGGTCCTGGCGGTCGCCCGGGTCACCCGACTGCTGACCGAGGACCGGTTGGCGCTGGCGTACCGCCGATGGGTGACCCGCCGCTACGGCGAGGAGTCCCTCAGGGCGTACCTGGCGCACTGCCCCTGGTGCACGAGCATCTATGTCGCCCTTCCCGTGATGCCGGCCACCGTGTTCGTCGCGGCGCCGACGCTCGGGCTGGTGGCAAAGATAGCCATGTCGCTCCTGGCGGTCGGGGCGGCCTCGATGCTCACCGGACTGCTGCTGAACGGGAAGGCATAGATAGTGGCATGGCCGAAGCCGGCGAGAAGTCGAGAGGTCGCGGTCGTAGCGCCGCATCCGCGTAGCCTGGTCGCCGCCGCGGCCCAGATCAACCTGTCCGGCCGGTCCTGGCGTACGTACAAGTTCGGTGACGACACCTGGCAGCAGGAGGCCTGGCGCCTGTACGACATCATCGGCGAGCTGCGGTTCGTGGCCAACTGGATGGGTTCGGCATGCAGTCGGGTCCGCATCTATGTGGCCGAGGTCGACGAGTATGGCCGGATCAAGAAAGAGGTCACCAACAAGAAGATCGCCGGCTTGAGCGACCAGCTTTTCGGCTCCCCCGCCGCGCGCGCGGAGGCGTTGCGGATGCTGGCGATCAACCTCACCATCGCCGGAGACGTCTACGTGGTCGGTCGTAGCGGTAGCGAGGACGACGAGTGGATGGTGGTCAGCTGCTCGGAGCTGAAACGCTACGGCCTCAACGGCAACGTGCTGGCCTACCTCTATGACACTGAGGACGACACCGTCCGCGAGCACCTGGACCCGAAGAAGGACGTGGTCATCAGGATCTGGACCCCGCACCCGCGCCGGCACCTGTGGCCCGACTCCCCCACCCGGGCGGCCATGCCGATGTTGTGGGAGATCGAGCGGCTGACCAGGTTCGTGTTCGCCCAGATCGACTCCCGTCTGGTGTCGGCCGGGATGGTCCCCATCCCGAAGGAGGTCAGCTTCCCCGACGAGGACCAGGAGTTGTCCGGCGCGGACCAGCTCACCACCCGGTTGATGAAGACCGGCTCGGCCTCGCTGAAGGGCGAGGGCACCGCGGCGGGCGTGGTGCCCACTTTCGTGGAGATGCCGCTGGAGGCCCTCGGCAAGATCGAGCTGATCCAGTTCACGTCGGAGCTGTCCAAGCAGGCCCTGGACCTACGCAAGGAGGCCATCGAACGTTTCGCCCTGGCCATGGACATCGACCCGATGGTGCTGCACGGGTCGGGCGACGCGAACCACTGGGGCGCCACCCAGATCTCCGAAGGTCAGGTCAAGATCCACGTCGAGCCGTTGATGACCCGCGTCGTGGACGGCCTGACCAAGGGCATCCTCCGACCGGCCCTCAAAAACAACGGAGAGGATGTAGATAGGTACGTCTATGCCTTCGACACCGCCCCGCTCACCGTCCGTCCACAAAGGCTCAAGGACACCCTGGACCTGTGGGAGAAGCACATCGTCTCCAACCAGGCCGTGCTCGACGCGGGCAGCTACCGTGAAGGCGACATCCCGACCGATGAAGAAGAGCTGAAGTACTTCACCCGCGAACTGATGACCCGCGACCCGAACCTGTTCCAGATCGCGGCCGTGCGCAGGGTGGCCGGCTACACCGACAAGATCCTCCCGCCCGACCAGGTCACCGTCCCCATGTCGCCGGGCGACGCCGCCGCGCTGCCGCCGGCCCCGCCGACCGGGATCGAGCCGGCCGCGACCGGTCAAAATTTACCACCGGAGCCGGTGGACTCGACCGCGCTCAACGCCCCGGGCGGCCCGGCCGCCCCCAACGCCAGCGCGCTGCCGGTGGTGGCCTCGGCCACCGTCCCGCTGGGCGTGTTCGCCATCGCGAACGCCACCGTGTTCCGGGCCATGGAGCTGGCCGGCAAACGGCTGCTGGACCGCAACAACCGGGACAAGTGGCCCGGGGTGGTGCCCTACGAGCTGCACACCCACATCCCGGTCGCCGACGACGAGCATGCCGCGAAGCTGCTCGCCGGCGCCTGGGACTACCTGACGTTGCTGGCCGGCCCGATCGACCCGGACCTGGACACCATGGCGCTACGCGACTGCCTGGACCGTTACTGCGTCACGCTGCTGACCAAGGCGCACCCGCACCGCCCGAGCCTGCTCCAGGAATATCTGCACCGGCAGGGATTCTTCGATGTCTCATGAAGAAGCGGAACGGCACCTGGAGACTGTCGTGGCCTCGTCGCTGCGCCGGTGGCTGGCCAAGGCCCGCGACGCGGTCATGGCGCCCTGGCGTAGCTCCCGGACGCAGCCCGACCCGAGCGGGGCGACCCAGGTGGCCGGCGACTGGCGGGGCGAGGTCGGCACCATCCTCACCGAGATCGGCAAGATCTCGATGGGGGCGTGGAGCGAGGCGACCGACGTCCCGCCGGTGTCCCGGCACGCCTTCGTCATGTCGACCCTGGCCCAGACCGAGAACCTGCTGGTGGGGATCCCCGACGAGGTGTACCACCTGGTCTTCGCCGAGCTGATCGACGGCATCAATGCCGGCGAGGACGCGGAGAAGCTGGCCGCACGCATCGACAATGTTCTGTCCTGGTCGGGTTCGCCCAACTGGCCGGGCCGGGCAAAGAACATCGCGGTCACCGAGACCACCAGGGCCTACGGGTCGGGCACCTTGGCCGCTGGGATCGAGCAGTCGCGGGTGACCGGGCGCCTACTGCGCAAGCGTTGGGTCACCGAGCACGACGCCAGGGTGCGCGAGACCCATCGAGAGGTGAACGGTGACGTGCGGGACCTCTGGGCTCCGTTCATGGTGGGCGACGTCCCGCTCATGTTCCCTGGCGACCCTTTCGGGCCGGCGGACGAGGTTTGCGGTTGTCGATGCGATCTCGTGATCATGAACGAGGAGAGGTAGAGATGGTCGACCCGAACCCGGCGCGTGGGATGCCGCTCCAGCTTCAGCGTTATTTCCTTGCGGGAAAAGGCGCCATGAAGATCCGCTGGAATGTCCCCGGCGACTTCAAGAGATGTGTGCGAATATTGACACGTCATTTCCCCAAGAACCCAGAGGGTTTGTGCAACATCCTGCACACCAAGGCCACCGGTGGCCCGCCCGGTCACGGCAGCCTTGAGCACTCGACCAGCGAGGCGCTCACCGCCGCGGCCACCCTGCTCGCCGCCCAGCCCTCGTTGGGCGATCTCTGGGCCGGCGCGCTGGCCCCCATCGGCCGCCCCACCGGAGAGCCCCGCCGGACCCGCATCTTCGAGCCCGGCTCGATCGGCCACCGGCCGCTGCCCCTGCCGCTGTCGTACCGGGCGCGCACCGCCCAGGGCCACGACAGCTCGGTGGTGGTGGGCCGGATCCTGGGCGCGAGCGTCGGACCCGACCACGAGGGCAACGACCAGGTGTACGCCTGGGGCGACTGGCTGGACCCGGAGATAGTGCCCGAGGTGGTCCAGGCCCGCTACATGGTCGACCAGGGCCTGTTCGGCCCGAGCCTGGACCCCGGCGGGCAGGTACGCGGCACGATGAACCCGGAGACGGGGGCCGAGCACACCACCAGCTACGTCTTCGGTGGGGCGACGCTGGTCAGCATCGCGGCCTTCCCCGGCATGAGGGTGTACAACCTGGGGCCGGACGGGGAGTGGCCCGACGACGACCCCGACATGACCATGGAGCTGGAAGGCGAGCACGACTGCGGCTGCGGCCACAAAGGTGACGTCTCACGTGGAACGGCCTCCATGAGCGTCGACTCCTCCGACGACGGGTACGCGGTCAACGAGGAGGGTTGGCGTGGACTTCCGCTGGCCGCGCGCGAGTCGGTGTTCGACGCCGACGACGCGGTCAAGCGCATCGCCGCCTGGGCCGGGGTCAGCGCCAAGGGCGCCGACGTGGGCAAGCTCCAGCGGGCGTTCCTGTGGCGCGACCAGCGCACCGCGCCCACCGACCCGCGGTCCTACCGGCTGCCGGTGGGCGACATCGTCAACGGCCAGCTGACCTTGGTCTACCACGCGATCTACGCCGCCGCGGCGCTGATCTCCGGCGCGCACGGCGGCCTGCCGGGCATCCCGGACGGGGACAAGAACCAGCTGCGTAGCGTGATCACCAACATCTACCAGGCCATGGCGAAAGATTTCAACGATGCAAGCGTCCGAGCCCCCTGGGATCGGCCGGAAGACCGCAACCAGGAGGCGTCGATGGACACCGAGTTTGCCAGCAGCGACAAGCCCTACGGCGACGTGGTGTACGCCGACCCGGGCTACCAGAAGGACGGCAAGGCCCGCTACCCGTTGGACTCCGAGGCCCACGTCCGGGCAGCCTGGAGCTACATCAACCAGGAGGACAACCAGTCGCCCTACAACCCGAAGCAGCTCATGGCCATCCGCAAGAAGATCATGATGGCGATGAAGAAGTTCGGCATCGCCCCCGGCGAAGGGGCGGCCGACAAGCCGATGATGGACAAGCCGGCGATGATGGCCTCGGCCGGCGCGCCGCTGGAGCCGCCGTCGATGTGGTTCGCCAACCCCGGCCTGACCGCGAAGACGCCCCTGACGATCAGCCGGGACGGGCGGGTCTTCGGCCACCTGGCCGCCTGGGGCGAGTGCCACCGGGACGTGAGCCAGCGCGAGTGCGTGCTCGCCCCGCACAGCGCGGCGTCCTACGCCCCGTTCCACCTGGGCGAGGTGCTCACCGCTGAAGGCGAGTCGGTCCGGGTAGGCAAGATCATCATGGACACCCGGCATGCCGACATCCAGTTCGGCTACCTCTCCGCCGCCATCCACTACGACAACACCGGCGACGAGGTGGCCGTGGTGCGGGCAGGCGAGGACGAGCACGGCATCTGGGTGGCCGGCGCGGTCGTGCCCGAGGCCACTGCCAAGCAGGTCGCCAAGCTACGCCGCTCGCCCCTGTCGGGCGACTGGCGGGCCGTGGACGGCAACCTGGAACTCACCGCCGCGCTGGCCGTGAACGTCCCGGCGTTCCCGGTCTACGCCATGGAAGGCGAAGACCGCACCGCCCTGACCGCAGCCGGCACCGTCTATCGCGAGATCGAAGAGGTCGACCTCGACGTGCTGGTGGCCGCGGTCAAGACCCGCATCGAGGAGGACGACAGCGACAGCCGGGCCTGGCGCCTGCGCGAGCTGGTAGAGAACGAGGAGCTGGCGCTCCAGCGGCAGCGGGCCGACCGGCTGGCGTTGCTGGCCGCGGCCGAGCCGCCAGTGACGGCGCCCGCCGCTGGCCAGGACGGACAGCCGGACGTCAACGGGGCCGCGGCCGTCGCCCGGCAGGCCGACGCCCGGTTCTCGGTGGTGGCCGAGGCCGGACAGGCACAGTGACCGGTGGCGGGTGTCGGTGACCACTGGGGCACGCGGGAGGAGCTGCTCCACCCGCGTGACAGCCATGGCCGGTTCCGCAAGACCTGGCGTATGGCCGACGCCGCCATCGACGCGATCACCGGCTTCCTGGGCCGGTTCCGGCCCCGCACCTTCCAGTCCGACCAGCAGGCTTCGCAGTATGCCTTCAACCACGCCAAGCGGTCCCGGTTCGGTCACCAGCGTGGCGGGTCCGGGACGACCTGGTTCAGCGACCGCCTGGCCGTCAGCTCCGACACCATCGAAGGGTTTCACGAGGCACAGGCCGGCCTGCGGTCCGGGACGATGGACGAGAAGACCAAGGCGTTCGTCACCCGGTTCGACCAGCTGAAAGCACCGTTGCCGGACGACCTGATCGTGAGCCGGCGGATGGGGCCGGAGGCGTTCGGCCACACCCCGCAGACCATGCAGGGCGACGCCGGGATCGAAGACTTCACCGGCAAGCTGATCGCCGACCGCGGCTACTTCCCGGCCAACGTGGGCACTCCGATCGGCAGCGCCCCGGTCCTGGTGACGGTGGCGGTGCCGAAAGGCACCCAGGCCGTGTTCCCGGGCAACGGGCCGAACGACCGGGGGGTCATCCTCGACCGCGACCAGGAGCTGCGGATCACCAAGGTCACTCCGGACGGCCGGGGCGGGTTCTACGTGGCCGCCGTCGCCACTTCCCGTACCCCGGGCGAGACCCCGGAGCCGATCCAGAAGGAGGTGGCGCCGGCGCCGGGGGCGCCACAGTCCACCGCGGTGCCCGAGCATCTCCAGATCCGCACCCCGATCGAGCAGACCCGTTCACCCATGGCGGTGCCGGGGATGCGGGCGCCGGCCGGGCCGCCGGCGCCCCGGACGGAGCGGGTGGTCAGCACCAGCGTGGGCGAGGGTGCCGGCGGGCCGGGTGCCCCGGCAGCGCCGACGCCGGCGGCACCGGCACCCCGGACGCGTGGGCTGACCGTCGAAGAGGTGGCCGTGGCTTTCAAGGGTGACCAGATCTCTAAAGGCCGGGCGGTCGAGGTGCTGCGGGGGGAGGCGAAACGCAACGAGGACGTCGCGTCCCGGCCGGCCACGCTGCCGGGGGAGGCCCGCGCGTTGCGGGACCGGGCGCGCAAGGCCACCCAGCTGGCCGACCAGATCGAGAGCGGGACTGTCGGCGCCGAGCCGTTCGAGAGCAAGGGCGACCTGTCGCCGGACGCGGTGACCCAGCTGGACAACCCGAAGACCACCATCGCCCAGATGCGCCAGATCGCCAAGGAGCATGGGATCAAGGTCCCGCCGACGGTAAAGAAGAAGGCGGACATCAAGGCGCACCTGCTCGGGGGAAGAGGAAAGAAGATTTCAGAGGGAGGGGAATCCCCTACTGAGGGAACTCTTGCGCTTGCCGTGCCTCCCGTGCAGACGATAACCAGAGTCCGAAACCCCGATGCGCCAATTCTGGAACAAGAAATCTATATGGACTTTGAGAAGTTACCTAAGGGGTGGTCTCCAGAAAAGGCTAGACGGGCTGCGCAAGCCCTAGACGACTATAACACCGAGTCTGGTGACGCTTCACCCTGGAAGGTGAGGGAAAATCCTAATTCGGAAAACGTTAGACTTATCGATGAGATTATGGACGCCTCTCCACTGGGAGAGGATATACGCGTGTGGCGAGGGATCGCGAGGCCGCACAATCTTGGCTGGTTTAGCGATGCCTCGCTTGCTGGTCATACGGTCGACGATCCCGGATTCATGTCCACGTCAACAGAAAGGGACATTGCCCTTTACTATGCACGTAGTGGTACCAGTAGTACCTCTAAACCGGGAATCCTACTCAGGGTGGATGTGCCTCGCGGCATAAAGGGCATTCGGCTCGGCGGCTTTGAGGACGATGACCCGAATAGAGAGATTCTTTTAGAGCGCGGGCTCGCTATGACGGTGACGGATGACCGGATCGTCGACGGAATGCGAGTTCTTGATATCCAGATAGGAAGGAGGGGCAATGCGCCCGAGGCGGCGCCAGACGCTGGCGCCCTCGGCCGGAAGATCGGCACCCTCGAAGAGCGTCAGGCTTTCCACCGGGCCTGGACCAAGGCCCGCGTCACCGCCCCGCCTGGATCGCCCCTGCGCGAGGTGAACGAGATCTTCATGGATCTCCTGACCGGGGACATCGCTCCGGGGGAGGGTGTCAAGAGGCTGGACGGCAGCATCGAGATCGACCGGGAGGACCTGGCCAAGGCCAGCCCGGGAGACCGCGAGCAGCTGACCAAGAGTATCGAAGCCAAAGAGAAGGTGATCGAGTTCCTGCGTGGCCACTTCGGCGGAGAAGGGGAGAAGGAGGCGCCTGGGACGCCGGGACCGGCCGAGGTTAGGTATGCCGCCCGCGTACGCAACCTGACGGACCAGGACGCCATCATCGAAGCACTGCAAGGTGCCGACGTCACGACTCTACGTCGCACCGCGGACGAGTTGAACATGCGCCTCCCGGCGGGCCTGCGAACCGCGTCGAAGATCCGCCTGCATATCGCGCAAACGCGGGTGTTGTTCCATCGTCGCGGTGGTGAGCGCCAGTTCCCCCGGCAGAGAGAACTGGCGCCGGGTGTGGCACTGGACCGGCTTGAAGGTGAGCAGGGAGGGCCGCTGGCCGCATTCATGGTCCGGCCCGGCGATCGAGTACTGGTTGATGATCAGTGGCGCGATGTACGCGCCGTTGGTACGAGCAGTAACAATGTCCGCTTTTACGACAACGCTGACCGCCGTGACGAGTCGACGATGATTGCGACGTTCCGTATGACAGATGGCGTGCCGACGATGCGGCATGACTGGGAAAGTGTCAACGACCCGTCGCTGCGCCCACTACTCACGCCTGCAAAGAAGGTCGCTCCTGCAAAGGCCGTCGACTCGGGGCCGCCTAGTCTTGACGACCCGAAGATCACCATCGCTCAGCTGCGCCAGATCGCGAAAGACCGGGGCGTCAAGGTCCCGTCGTCGATCACCAGGAAGGCGGACATCAGGGCCTTCCTGCTGGGCAAGAAAGAAGGTGACGCCCCAGGTGCGGTGACGGTGCCGGAAAAGGCTATTGTCCGCAGGTCCACTCGCCCATCATATCTAGACATCGAAAATAGCCTGCTACTCGATAAGTATGCCGAGTCACTCGGACTGGACATCGACAGGCTGATGGATCCATCGCGTACCCAGATGCGTCCGATGGGGGCGCCGTTAGAGGAACAGCGCCCGGTCGGCTTTCTCTTTGAGCTGGTCACCGACGGATTGAAATCGGGACGGATCACCCAGCAGGACGCTATTGAAAATCTACGTCGGATACCCGCCAGGGTCAAGGTGGACCAAGGCCATGCACGCGAGCACATCGCCCGCATGGGTCGCGACAGGGCATTGCCGTACTACCTGGCGATCGAGCGCGACGCTCCAGCGGCGATCGAAGCGGCAACGAAGCTCGCGGACGCGCTGGAGACGCTCAAGCTGCCACGTCGCAAGCGAGCGCCAACAATCGGCGACCTAGAAATGGACGAGGTTACCGACGACATAGACGAAGCCAGGTTCGCTCCACCCTCCTCCAGAGGGGGAAGCTTTGACCGTCCAAGTCCAAAGGGTGGCCTGGTCCTGCATCGCGGTCAGGTCGTCCCTGAGTCTTTCCATCATCCACTATCGGGGATGATGCTCAACTCCGACGTCAACCCCCCCGCCCGCCCGGGCCTGACGCCGGAGGAAAATCGAGCACTGGACCTCTACGTCTCGGCGATTGTCGCCGATCCTCTCAATGCTGCACTCCGTAACGGCACCGAACCTCCGACCGTTGACCTGATCACTCTTGGCGAACGTAAGCCCGTCGACCTGCGCGATGTCCAACACCATCTCGACAGAGTCATCGCGGACAGCGAGCTGTCGCGCGACACGACCCTTTGGCGAGGGACACTGATACGTCCCGCGGATCTGGGGAAATTGCAGCGGGGCGCGCTCATCACCGAGCCGGGATATCTGTCGACCGCGGTGGAGGAGCGGCTGGCTCGCAACATTATTCAATGGCGCAAGAGAAATGCTCCCGCACACCGTAAGCCCGTACTGTTCAAGATCCTGACCGAGAAGGGAACGCACGCGGCAGTCGGCCACGAGGCGGCAGGCGAGGTCCTACTGGGGCGAGGGTCGCGGATCCAGATATTGCGGACCGAGAACGAGGGCACGTCTGGCTTGACCGTGATCACAGCCCTGCTGGTCAGGGATAAGGGTCGGCGGCCTGCTGTCACGATCGAAGAAGATCCCCTGCCGAAGGGGTTGACGCCAGAGAATCTTCCCGGGCCGGATGTCGACGACGACCTGGAACCGCTGAGCATGGAACGTCTGCGGGAGATCGCGGAACGGCGGGGCATCAAGGTGCCGGCCGGCGCGAGCCGCCAGGAGATCCTCGACGCGATCAACAGCGGTAAGTCCGTTTCCGGTGGTGCAATGGCAGGTCCCGGCGGGACGGCTTCCGCCACCGGCGTCGACACCCAGGTGCGCGAAGTCCTCGCCGTCGCGACCGGGCATCGCAGCCTTGCCAGGGCCACCCAGGACGAGTTCAAACGGATCACCGGCCGGGACCTCACGGTCGACCTCGGCACCGACCCCGACTTCTCGCTCCCCACCGCCAAGGAGCACATGGAAGGCATCCTGCGGGCGGCCGAGGCGTGGCCCGACACCGACCTGCGGGAGGTGCGCTGGTTCAACGCCGGCATCGGCGACCCGTGGGCGACCGGCGCCAACCAGTCGATCATGTTCAACTCGGCCTATGCCTCCAAGGCCGGGCGCGAGCGCTACCTCCAGGAGCTGGCCGCCGGGGTCGCCGGCTGGGACACTCCGGCCGGGGGGTTCCATCCCCGCGGGGCGGGCAACCCGGCTGCCGCCGCCGCGCACGAGTTCGGCCACATCGTCGACGCGGACGGCGCCGTCCACCTGAAGGTGCTCGCGCTGGTCCGGCGTAGGGCCGCCGCGGACCGGGTCCCGCCGGAGCGCCTCATCCGCCGCGAGGTGTCCCGGTACGCCGCCCGCAATCCGACCGAGCTGGTCGCGGAAGCGTTCCTGGACGTGCACCTCAACGGCGACAGCGCCGGCCAACTGTCCCGGGAGATCGTCAGGTTGCTCCGTGAGACGACCAGCTCCCGTAAGCTGCGCCCATGACGATCGGCGCGGTGTCGCAGTGCGACGTGTGCGCACATTTTAGGAGCCCGTTCGCAGCCTCCGGGGAAATCGAAGACAGGCCCACGCCGAAGTGTTCCGCGTTCCCGGACGGCATCCCTCAGGAGATCATCACCATGCGGTTCGACCATCGCGAGCCGTTCGAGGGCGACCACGACATCCAATGGAAATCCGACGATGGCGCGCCATATCCCGAGGAGTCACTGATAAAGAAAGCGTGATGCTACACTGCGCTTGATCACGTTGGCTGGCCTCGGGCCGCGACGTGCACCAGCGGCAGAGCTGAGGGCCGCGCTGGGAGCCGATACCCATCACGCTCCCCGAGAGGTTTCCTCGTCATGCGATTCAAGGTTCCCGAGAAGCTGGACGTCTACTCCGTCTCCGGCCTGACCGGCCTGCTGGCCGAGGCTGAGGCCGAGTACAGCACCCTCATGTCCACCGTCGACGCGGCCACCGTCAGCGACGAGGACCTGGCCCACCTGGAGACCCTCCAGAAGTTCGTCCGCACCGACGGGCCGGCCGCCATCAAGGCCATCAAGACCCGCGCCAGCCGCCTCGACGCACTGTCCGCCACCCCGGAAGAGCCGGCCGAAGAGACGCCAGCCACCGAGGAGCCAGCAGCCGAGACCCCCCCGGCCGACCCGGAGCCGGTCGTCGCCTCTGCCACCCCAGTCATCCAGGTCAGGGTGTCCGACATCGTGGGACAGACCCCCGAGCGCGCCGCCCTGCCGGCCCGCGTCACCAGGTCCACCCTGGTCGCCGCCGCCGGCGTGCCCAACTATGAGGCCGGCCAGCACCTGACCAGCCTGCTCGACGTGGCCAAGGCGTTCGAGGCCCGCTCGGCCAGCCACGGCCGGCTGTCGGCCGGGATGGGCACCGGGCCGATCATGTACCCGGTCGCGCAGCTCGTCCGGGACTACCCGGACGAGTACAGCGTCAACGGCGACCGCGGCGACTACGAGAAGCTGCTGGCCCTGGTCGACGAACGCCGCCTGCCCGGCGGCAGCCTCATCGCCTCCGGCGACCTGCGCCACAAGCAGCTGGTGGCCGAAGGCGGTCCCGGCATGGACGCCCTGGTGGCCGCGGCCGGCTGGTGCGCCCCGTCGGAGACCGACTACGACATCTGCCTCCAGATCACCACCGACGGCATGTGGGACGCCCCCGAGGCCCAGGCCCGCCGGGGCGGGGTCCGGCACAACACCGGCCTGGAGTTCGACACCATCTTCGGCACCTGCACCGAGGCGGCGCCCAACCCGACCGGCTACTTCAACCTCACTGAAGCTCAGGTCGCGGCCGGCTCCCCGACCAAGACCTGCCTGGAGATCCCCTGCCCCGAGTTCGTGGACACCCGCCTGGGCGTCACCGGGCTCTGCCTGACCGGCAACATCCTGGCCAACCGCGGCTACCCCGAGTTCACCGCCACGTTCGTGCGCGGCGCGCTCGCGGCCTCGGCGCACCAGATCAACCGCGAGCAGATCGCGGCGGTGGTGACCGGCTCGGTGGCGGTCAACCTGTCCGCCGCGGCCCCGTGGGCCACCGACGTGTCGGTGGTGTCTCAGGTGCTCAGCGCGGTGGGCATGGCCATCGTGGACATCAAGTACCGTCTACGGCTGGCCCGCGCCGCGACGCTTGAGGTCGTCCTGCCGTACTGGATCCTGGAGCAGATGCGTGCCGACTGGATCCGGCGTAACGGCGGCGACTACTCGAAGATGATCTGCCTGGCCGACAGCGAGATCATGGCCGGCTTCACCTGCCGGGGCGCCCGGCCCCAGTTCGTGTACGACTGGCAGGACGCCTTCGCCAACTGCGCGGCCTCGGGCTATCCCGGCGCCGACACCCCGATCAACAACCTGCCGATCTCGCTCCAGTTCCTGGTCTACCCGGCCGGGACCTGGGTGCGCGCGGTCAGCGACGTCATCACCCTGAACTCGGTGTACGACTCGACCAAGCTGGCCACCAACCAGGTCACCCACCTGTTCACGGAGACCGGCTGGGCCGTGCTCCAGATGTGCCCGGTCAGCCGGGTGTACACGGTGCCGATCTGCCCGAGCGGCCGGACCGGCAACCAGCAGACCATCACCTGCCCGACGTAGACCGATCCGACCGAGGGGCCAGGCGACTGGCCCCTCACCGGGTCCACCGGGAGAGGAAGGTCTGAGTGACCACGTTCAGCGCACCTGTATTGATCGATCCGCCGCCACCACCGCCGAGGCCGTCGGGGCTGTTCGACGTGGCGATGGGGCCGATGCCGTTCCCACGTGCCGAAGGACAGGTCGCGGGCGTGCTCTACGTGCCCGACGTCTGCACCGACAGCACCTTCCTGTACGAGATCAACTGTCCGGCGGTGTCGGGCACCAAGGAGTTCACCGGGATCGAGACGCCGGTCTCCGGCGCCCCATTCGCGGTGATCAGCACCTATACCTGCGGGGCGGTCGGGTTCAGCTTCGACGAGGCGTCCCGCCGGGTGCGGACCCGGCTGAGCCTGCACGAGCAGCGTCGGGTGGAGCAACGGCTCTGGCAGGGCTTCGGCGGGGCGTTCGGCAACATGGAGGGCCTGCTGCGCGGGGCCACCGACCTTGGCGCGTCTGGCTGTGTCACCGAGGCCATCGAGGTGCTGGAGCAGGCCCTGGCTGACAACGCCGTGCCTGGGGGGATGATCCACGCCCGGCCAGGAATGAACGCGCACCTGTCCACCTCGTTCCTGGTCCGCGAGCCGGCCCGCGGCCGGTTCACCACCGGCCTGGGCACCCCGTACGTGTTCGGTCAGGGCTACGACGGCACCGGGCCGGCCGGCGAGGCGGTCGGAGCTGGCGACGAATATATGTATGCCACTGGCCGGGTGCTGCTCTGGCAGGACCCGGAGGTCTTCGTCCCCGACCCCGGGCAGGTCCTGAACCTCGCCACCAACCAGCTGTCGCTGGTCGCCGAACGTGTCTACGCGGTCGCGATCGAATGCGGCGCCTGGGTCACCAAGGTCACCCGAAACTGCACCACCGCCGGTAGTGCCTGATGAGAACAGTCGCGCCTAGAGAGCCGAAGGAACCATCATGACCGCTGTCTGTTACACCCCCTTCAAGGTGCCGCGCGTCCGGGTCACCACGGTCGACGTCTCCTGCGGCCAGCCGGTGACCGGGTCCTGCGCCACGGTGGTCACCGACGGCATCATCTCCATCGCGATGACCAAGGAGTACGAGGCCCGCGAAGAGTTCTTCGTCAAGAACGGCGACGGGGTCTTCTGCGTCCGGGAGACCACCCCGCCGCAACTTAAATGGATCAACCTGGTGCTGACGTTCTGCAACGTCGACCCCGAGCTGGTCAACATGCTCACCGCCGAGCCGGTCGTCTACGACGACGCGGACTCGCCCCGGGCCACCGGCTACAGCACCCAGGAAGGCTCGGCTGCGGCCAGTAGCTTCGGCTTCGAAGGCTGGACCCGCATCACCGGCTCGGGCGTGGCCTGCACCGGCGGGACCGAGTTCGGCTACGTGCTCTTCCCCTGGATCGTGGAAGGCACCATCGGTGACGTCACGCTGGAGAACGGCGCGGCGAACTTCGTCGTCAACGCCCGGACCAGGAGCGGCTCGCTGTGGGGAACTGGCCCCTACTTCGTCGACCTGTCCGACGCGACCGCGACCCTGGACAACGACATCGCGCTGCTCACCGCGATCGGCTCGACCCAGCACCACCGGATGTTCCTCACCAGAAAGTCGCCACCGACCGCGAGCTGCGGCTGCCAGCCGCTGTACACCCTCACCCCCTAGCTAGGATCGCGGTGGGATGAAGATCCCACGGGAAGGGGGTCGACGTGCTGGTCTTCACCACGCCGGCCCCCGCACTACCCTGCAACTGGGACGTCAACGTGGCCTGCTGCCCCGAGTGGGAGGCCACCAGCGCCGAGCTTCAGCAGGCCGGGGCCGAGTACGGGGCGCTGACCGTGTGGGCGGCCACCGGACGCCGGTTCGGCCTGTGCGAGCGCACGGTGCGTCCCTGCGGGCAGCAGTGCCAGGGCTGCAATGCCGGGTTCTACTGGTCGGAGGGCACCTGGCGGCCCTACATCTTCAACGGCACCTGGCGTAACTGCGGCACCTGCGGGGCCGGGTTCGGCTGCTGCTCGTGCGCCCCCACCTGCGAGGTGTGGCTGCCGGGGCCGGTGGGTGCCATCCCAGCCACCGGGGTCAGCGTCGACGGGGAGATCATTCCCGTCGACGCCTGGCGGGTCGACAACGGCCAGTGGCTGGTACGGACCGACGGGGACTGCTGGCCCGACTGCCAGGACTACGACGTGGACTCCGGCACCGGCGTGTTCACGGTCGCCTACAGCCGGGGCCTGCCGGTGCCCAGCGTGCTGCTCACCGCGGCCGGCGAGCTGGCCTGCGAATGGGTCAAGAGCTGCACGGGGGCGCCGTGCCGGCTGCCCCAGCGGGTCACCTCCATCGCCCGGCAGGGCGTCAACGTGACCATGGCCGACATCGGCGCGCTGATCGTGGCCGGGCTCACCGGGGTCGCCACCGTCGACCAGGTCATTAAGAACTTCAATCCGTATGGGTTGACGTCCCAGATGCAGATCGCCTCGCCCGACCTGCCGGTCATCAGATCGACGACCATCCCATGAGCGACCCCTTCGTCCCCGCCCTCGCCGCGGCGCTGCTCAACTGCCTGTGCGTCAACGTGGCCGGGCTCACCGACCCGCCGCAACACTGCTGCTACCGGGTCGGGCTGGAGGTGGCCCACGACCTGGGACCGTTCGCGGACCTGTGCTGCGAAGGGTTGGCCTACGTCGCCCTGGGCGACACCTACCCGTCTTCGGCGTCCTTCCCGGAGCAGGATATCGTGCGTCAGGCCGAGGCGTCCTGCGCCCCGCCCACCTGGGCGCAGGGGTTCCGGGCCGGGATCGTCAGGTGCGCCCCGGTGGTGGCCCAGGACGGGGTGTCCCCGCCCACGTGCGACGACTGGGGCACGGCCGCGGCCCAGAACATGGAAGACTCGTGGGCGCTGCGCCGGACCCTGTGCTGCTTCCGTACCTGGGTGCGCGCGCAGGAGGGCGCCCTGCTGGGGATGTCGATCGTGATGGAGCGCCAGGTGCAGACCAGCCCGCAGGGCGGTTGCGTAGAGAGATACTTCACTGTGACGGTCCAGTTCCCCAACTGTGACTGCTGATGGCCCGGTTCGTCATCCACCGGGCGGAGGCGTTCCGCGTGACCCGCGGGATCGCCCGCGAGTTCGTCGCCAAGGTGATGCGTGAGGTCGAGGCCGGTGCGAAGGTGGAGGCGGCCCACGGTGAGTACGTCACCGGCCGGCTGGCTGCGAGCGTCCGCTCGGACGGGCCGTACGTCACGCCGGACCGGGTGTGGGGCCGGGTCGGCTCGCGACTAGCCCACGCCAGGGCGGCTGAGCGCGGCGCCCGGCCGCATCTCATCCTGCCCCGGCGAGTGGGCGGCAAGCTCAAGTTCTTCTGGCGCAAGGTCGGCCGGACCGTGCACCTCGACGCCGTCTCCCATCCCGGCATGCAGGGAAAACGATGGCTGGAGAAACCGCTCCGGGCAGCGGCCCGGCGGCACAATATGCGCGTCCGGGAGATTTCCCTATAAAATGCGCGTATGACTCAAGTCATCGATGAAAAACGAACCGTGACCATCAAGGGTCGCGAGATCGCGGTGCGGCGCCTGACCGACGCGCAGCTGACCCTGGCCTCACGCGAGGGCCGCCTGCTCCAGAAGGACACCATCGAGGCCCGTCGCAAGTGGGACGCCATCGGCCGGGTGCTCGACATTCTGGAGTCGGCGGTGGTCGAGGAGGCGGACCGGGAATATCTGATGGACCTGACCGTGGCCCGCGAGTTGGAGCTGGCGGACATGCTCCCGATCCTCAAGGCGTTCGCGGACGCCGGCGAGCAGAAGGTCCAGGTGCGCCGTGGCCGCCCGCCCAAGCGGCGCCCCTGACCTGCCCCAGGTCCCCGCCGTCGCGGTCCCCAGGCTGGTCACCGAGCCGGTCTGGTCGCTCCAGCCGTGGCCGGTGGCGGTCGACCTGGCCGGGACCACCGTGGAGATCCCGGCCCTGCCGGCCGCGGACTGGCTGGGCGTGCTCATGGCCGACCCGCTCGACCCGGAGGACGTCTTCCCCGGCCTGCTGTCCCAGGAGGAGGCGGACCAGGTCGAGGACTTCCTGTTCGACGAGCTGGTCAGCCTGGACGAGCTGGACCAGATCTTCCTCGACGTGGTGGGCCTGGTGGGCGCACGGCCGTGGTGGGTGACGATGCGGCTGGTGGCCGCGGCCCGCAACGGCTGGGCGGTGCTGGGGCCGGAGATGCTGCGCCAGGTGGACGCCACCCGGGTGTCACTGTCGGGCTGGCTGGACGTGCTGCTGGTGACGATCCTGCGTCGCATCGAGCCCGAGTCGGCCACCATGTTCACCCTCCAGCTGGAGCTGCCCCCGGCGAGCGAGGCGAAGCGGGTGGAGGAGGAGCTGGAGATGAGCCCGTCGGCGTTCATGGCGCTGGCCAGGTGACGGTCATGATCGCGTATCCTGCTCGCGAGGCTTGTCCCAGAAAGGTCTGATATGGCTATCGGTGACGCCTATGTCGACATCCATGGAAACATGGATCCGCTCGACCGTGACTTGGCGCGCGAGGCCGGCAAGATCGAACGGGACGCGGACCGGGAGTTCAAGGACGCCGGGGAGGCGATCGGGGAGTCGATGGCCGACTCCGCCTCCGCCGAGTTCGGCCGCCATGGCCGGGACTTCGGCCGGCGCCTCCAGGAGGACATCAGGGCACGCCCGATCAGGGTCCGCCAGAAGGTCGACGTCGACCTGGACTACGACGTGGACCGGGTCGGGTCGGAGATCCACCGGGCCGTGAGCGAGGCCATCTCCCCTGGTGGTCCGATCGATATCGTCGGGCGCAAGCTGGGCCTGGCTCTGGGCGACGCCTTCGGGGCCGGCTTCGGGGTCAGCGGACGCTCGGCCCTGATCCCGTTCATCGTCCTGCTGGTCGGGGTGATCGTGGCCCTGGTGCTGGCCGCGGTGCAGGCGGTCAACGCCCTTGTCGCGATGCTCACCACGATCCCGGCCCTGCTGCTCGCGGTCGGGCTACAGGTCGGCGTGCTGGTGCTCGCTTTCAAAGGGATGGGCACCGCCATCAGTGGCGCTTTCGCGGCCAAGAATGCGAAAGAGCTAAATGAAGCGATCAAGGATCTGACCCCTTCGGCGCAGGCGTTCGTCAAAACCCTGCTGCCGTTACGGGACCTGTTCAAGTACCTGCGGGACATCACCCAGGAAGCGTTCTTCAAGGAGCTTGGACCGATCATCTCGGAGCTTCAAGCGGCCCTGGGGGCCACGCTCGGGTTCAAGCTGGGCGACCTCGCGGCAGCGTTGGGCCGGTTCGCCCGCTCGTTCGCCCTGGTCTTCGCCAGCCCCTCGTTCCAGAAGCTGCTCGATGAGATCATCCCGGCCACGGTTCGGTGGCTGGACAAGTTTGGTCCGGGGTTCGCCGCCTTCCTGATCGGTTGGATCGACCTGGCCAACGCCTCGCTGCCGTTTTTCGAGAAACTGGGCGGGGGGCTCGCCAGCGTTCTTCAAAAGCTGGGCGAATGGTTCACGGAGATCTCGAAGTCGCCCGAGTTCCAGGAATGGCTCGACGACATGTACGAGACCCTGAAGGCTGTCGGAGACCTGCTGCTCGCCGCGAGCCAGTTCGTCGCCTCGTTCATGGACGCTCTGAACAAGGAAGGCGGCACCCAGCTCATCAAGGACCTCGCACGCGAGTTCGTCGTGCTAGCCGAGTTCTTTCAGTCGGAGGCTGGCCAGAAGGGCATGCGTGCGTTTCTCGTCATACTGACCGGAATCCTGGTCGTGACCTCCGGCCTCATTCTGCTCATCTTCACCTTCCTCGGTGCGGTTCAGGCGTTCTTCGACTTCCTGGTCAATGAGGTCGGTCCAGCGATCGGGGACTTCTTCTCCTGGCTCGGCGAGACGATCGCGGGAGGGTTCGACGGGATCTCCGCCGCCGGCCTGGCCGCGAAGACCTTCCTTCTCGAAACCGTGGAATCGATGAAGGCAAGCTGGCGCGGACTTCAGGAATCTGTGACCAACCGAATTACCAGTCTCATCGAGACCGCGAAGTCCATCCCAGGGCGGATCAAAGATGCTCTTGGCAACCTCAAGGATCTCCTGTTCCAGGCAGGCCGGAGCCTGATCCAGGGCCTGATCGACGGCATCAGGTCCATGTTCGGGGCGCTCGGAAACACTGCCGGTAATGTCGTTAGCAAGATCACCGCTTTCCTGCCTGGCTCTCCCGCCGAAGAGGGGCCGCTCTCCGGTGAAGGCTATGCGCTGACCCGGGGCCGGCACCTGATCCAGGACCTGGTCAAGGGCATCCAGATGGAGGTCCCGGCCATGCGGACCTCCACCGAGAACGCGGTCAGCAACATCACCTTCGGGCCTGGGTCGGTTAGTGTGGGATTCCAGGGGGTCGTCCCGACCCCCGAGCAGGCGCGCGTCACCGGTGCCGCCGCTGGACAGGGCATTCTCGGGCAGCTCGCCGCCCGGAACATCCGCCTCGCGGTAAGGACGCTGTGACCTAGATGGGCGAATACAATCCGTACGCTCCCCGGATCCTCGGCCAGGAGTGGCCACCGATCCGGGACGAGGACATCGTCTTCAGCCCTGGTCGGAATGCGACCGAGTACGGCCATTCATTCACTCTGGCCCAGTCCAGGGCCATCAAGGATGGCCGGCTCTATGTTCGCGAGATGCCGTCGCCGCCCGAAATTGGCCCGACCACGGTCCAGATCTATCCTCTCGGCCAGGAGGCGCTCTCGGGGCCGATCCAGCGACTCGTGATCCCGGTCGATCAGGTTCTGGTCACTGGCGCGTTGCCAGCCTCCTCCCGCAGCGGGGCCGAGATCCTGTTCACTCCCGAGTTCTCCGACTACTACCTGTTTGCCAGCGACTCGGTAGCCTATCAGCGCCTCCTGCTCTCTTTCAATGTCTCCCCATACACCTACCTGGCCAACAAACGAATCTTAGGAGTAAACCTTCTTTACGGCAGCCTGTCTTCAATTAATGCAGGCACCAATAACCCGGTAGCCGGCGTAGTGACCATCCCTACCGGGCTCGACACCATTGCCGGAGTCGGAAACCTGGATCCGCCTGTCGGGGCGCCGGAAGTACCGATCAAACGATTCTCGCTCGGTCAGTATCTCTACTTCTGGCAGAGTCCGATCACTAACGATTTCATGCCCTGGACGTACGCCGATCTCGGCCGGTTCGACGCTTCTTCATCCAATCGGATCTTTACCGAGGTGAGATGGGGCCTTCTAGCTGGCATCGTGGACGGGCAGGCATTTTACCTTTACTATGCCGCGCTGGAGGTTCTCTTCTGTGAAGAGAGACGGACCGCAGTCGGCATGCTCGTCCCGGCCCTAGCTGCCGGGGGAGCTTCGGACAGTGTCCGATATGGCGCGAATATCGTCACTATGCGTGATATAGGTGCCCGCGCTATCAACCCGGTACTTCCTGCCGGTCGGTACGTAGCTACCGCCTCCGATGCTTGCGACGTCGACTACAACGCCTGCCGGGAGCTGTACCCGCTCCCCACCCACGCCGGCATCCAGGTGGACCTCAAATACCCGCCCGAGGACCACCTCAGCGAAACCTTCATCCGTACCGAGACCCGGATCCTGCCCCAGCTGACCCTGCACACCTCCGGCGGGCCGCTCACCGAGATGCACGTCTACGGCCGTCAGGCCGTCGCCCAGGTCTACGGCTCGGTCACCGCCACCCAGGAGATCCTCGACTCGGCCGCGCTGGCCGCGACCACCTGGCCCCAGGTGCGGTGGTACGCCCGCCGGTGGGGCGAGACCACCGTCCCGTTGCTGTTCGACTCCCCCACCATCGCCGGCTCGTCGGTGCAGATCACCCCAGAAGACTTCGACGCCCTCGACGAGATCATCGACGGCTGGCGGGAGATCACCCTCCGGTTCGACACCCCGCCCACCATGGGGGCCGGGACCAACCCACAGTGGCGCTGGTCGGCCACCGGAGAGCTGGCCGGCAACCGCTGGGAGATCCTGGGCGCCAGCGCGCCCGCCATCTCCGGCATCGCCGGCAACCTGTTCAACCTGGTGCCCAGCCCCAACCAGCTGTCTCTGGCGACCTACGGGGCGCCCAGCGCCGGCGACACCATCAACCTGGGCTGGATCCCGCAGTACGCCCCACCGATCACCGCCACCGCCGACGACCAGACTTCCGACGCGGTGCTGCTGTTCGCCCAGGACCCGGCCACCATTACCGGGCTGTCCGTGGCCGCCGCCACCCAGGACCTGACCGGCATTGGCCTCAAGTGCGACCTCGACCCGTGCTGCGTCCCGACCGCGATCCTCTACCACCGCATCACCTGGCCGCTGCCCGACGGCACCGGGGTGGCCGGGGACACCTTCACCCGCACCGAGGCGGCCGGCAACTGGGGCAACACCAGCTCGGGCCAGGCGTACACCCTCAACGGCACCGCGGGCGACTTCAGCGTCGACGGCAGCGCCGGCCTGGTCGTCCCCACTGCCACCGGCTCCAACCGTGAGGCCTGGGTCGACGTGGGCGGGCCGGACCAGGACGTCGCGGTCGAGCTGAAGATCAGCGACACGGCCGAGACGAACCAGCTGTGGGGCGGGGTGGTGGCCCGGCTGACCGACGCCAGCAACTACTACCGCGCCACCATGCGCTACACCTCGACGTCCACTGTGGAGCTTCGGATGGACAAGCTGGTGGCCGGGGTGGAGACCAACCTGGCCACAGTCACCCTGGTCAACCTGGCCCCCTCGGCGTACACCCCCCGCACCGTGCGCCTCCAGGTGGTGGGCACCCAGGTCCGGGCCAAGCTGTGGGACACCGACACCGCCGAGCCGTGGTGGCAGCTCTACGCCACCGACTCGTCACTGACCACCGGCAACAACGCCGGGATCTACGCCCGTGACGACACCACGGTGGCCAGCACCACTTTCACCTTCGACAACCTGGTGGTCGGGCCGCCCGACTTCGCCTTCGGCTACTACGAGCTTCAACGCTCCGACACGGTGGAGACCGACTGGGCCACGATCATGAAGGCCACCTCGGTCGCCACCACCGGCTTCAGCGACTATGAGGCCCGGGTCGGCATCACCTCCTCGTACCGTGTCCGCGGGGTCGACGTGCACGGTTTCGAGGGGCCGTGGTCGGGCGAGGTGTCGATCAGTCTTGCCACCCCCGGCGCCAGCGGCGGCTGCATCGACCAGGGTCACGTGCTGCTGTTCACTTCCAACGAGCGCCAGGACGGCTCCATCAACCTGGCCTACGCCTCTGCCTGGGAAGGCCGGGTGGAGGAGGCGTTCGCTTTCCCCGAGGCCCAGATGGTCACCCTCCAGGCCCAGTACAACCGCGACTTCTTTGTCGCCTTCCGGCCGCTGGAACGCGGCGGCGAGCACTTCCAGCGCACCGTGCTGGTCCAGGCCGCCGCGATCTCCCCGGAGACGCTGGCGGACTTCCGGGGGCTGCGGGACATGGCCTGGGACGCCGTGCCCTACATCTGCGTGCGGGACGAGGACGGCAACCGCTGGCTGGCCACCGTGGTGGTGCCCACTGGCCGGGTGCTCAACGACCGCCGGCTGTACCTGGCCACGGTCGACATCCTTGAGGTGACCGCGACCCCGAGCCCGGTGGACCCGTGACCCGGGGCGCGCTGACCAACATCACGGGCGAGGCGCACCACACCTTCTCGCCCTGGGTGGGCCAGCGCTCGGCCACCTTCCGGTTCGAGCTGGTCGACGGGACCACCGGGCAGTTCCTGGGCGAGCTACATCCCACCCGGGGAGCGAGCCTCACTCACGACACCACCCGAACGATCAAACGCTCGCTCCAGCTGAGCCTCGGCGCGGCGGACACCGCCGCGGTGAACCCGGTCCGGGACCGTATCGACGTATATATGGTCTTTAATCAGGAGGAGCCACACGAGCATCCGCTCGGGCGCTACATGTTCGTTGACAACAGCCGCCAGCTATGGACCAGCGGCCGACTCAGCGACCCGGCCCTGGTCGACGAGATGTTCATTGTCGATCAGGCGCTCGAACGCGGCCTGGCCAACGACGGCAAGCCGGTCGAGACGCTCATCCGCCAGGTCATGGCCGACTCCGGCAGCGGGCTCGGGTACACCCTGGAGTCCAGCCCCTACGTCTCCGCCGAGGCGTTCCGGGCCGGGATGTACCGAGGACAGGTGCTGGAGTCGCTGGCCCTGACCGGGGACTACTTTTCGCCCTGGGTGGGCAACGACCGGCACCTGCATTTCATCAGGGCCTTCGACCCGGCCAAGCGGGTGCCCGACTTCGACTTCGACACCGGCGCCCAGGTGTATCGCAACGGCATCATCGAGACCGACGACCTGCTGACCGCGCCGAACCGGTTCGTGGTCATCTCCAACGCGGCCACCGACCCCTCGCTACCGGTGGTCGGTACGGCGGACGTGCTGGCCACCGCCCCCCACTCGATCGCTAACCGAGGATTCGTGGTCACCTCGGTGAACGACCTCCAGGTGACCGACAACCTCCAGGCCACAGCGGTGGCGACCAACTTGGCGATCCGTAAGACCGTGTTCGAACGGGTGTCGCTGTCCACCCCGCCGGACCCGCGGCACGACTCATACAACGTCGTCCGTTGGCAGGGCGAACTCTGGCTGGAGCTGGCCTGGTCGATGGCCCTGATGGAAGGCGGCCAGATGAACCACCTGCTGCGCAAGGCGTACACATGACCAGCCCCGCTCCCAGCTCCGAGCTGGAGGTGGTCGCGGCACCGGCCCTGATCGGGGTGGGTGTCGCGACGGTCGTGGACGAGGCGCAGCGTCTCGGCCTGACCTGGCAGCTGCGTCCGGCCACCGTGGCCACTGTGACCGCGGGCTCGTCCGGCGTCACGATCCTCTACGACGGGGACACGGTGGCCGTGAATGCGGTCAACCTGCTCGGCACCCTGCTGGTGGTGGGCGCCCGGGTGATGGGGATCCAGGTGCCCCCGGGCGGGAACTTCGTCGCCGGGCACGCCCTGACCGGGTATGTCCCGGGCCGGCTGGTCTACGACTCGATCGCGGTGGCCACCGCCCCGCAGGCCCTGGACGCGGTGGCCGCCGCGGTGGCCGGGGTGACCCACACGTTCGTCGTGGCGAACTCGGCCCGCTACATGGCCACCGGGATGTTCGATTTCGATGAGACCACGACCGGCGCCACTGTATGTATCGGTGAGCTGTTCGTGGACGGCGTGGTGCACTCTTCCAGTAGTCAGGCGCTGTTCCAGGTGATCGCTGCCACCGACCGGACCACGGTGGCCCAGCAGTGGGAGGGAACCTTGACTGCCGGCTCGCACACGTTGGACTCTCGGGTGCGACGGTCTGTCGCCGCCGGCACGCAGGTAGCGAATACTCCACACACGACACTACGGGTCCAGGTCTATGAATAGAGGAGACCCGCGACATGAAGGTGTACGTCCTACCTGCTGACACATTTGGATGTGGACATTATCGAATGGCCTGGCCTTCTGACGTGCTGCGCCAGCAGGGCTTCGACGTCACCGTCCTCCCGCCAAAGGCGAAGTCAGGGTTCCTGGCCTCCGTCGGCACCCGGGTCGACGGCACCGAGGTCCTGACCAGCGTCCACATCCCGCACGACGCCGAAGTGATCGTGCTCCAGCGGCCGGCGCACAAGCTCCAACCCCAGATGATCGAGCTGATGCGGGCCAACGGGATCGCGGTCGTGGTCGACATGGACGACGACATGTCCTCGATCCACACGGGCAACCTGGCCTACTTCGCCTACTCGGGGCGCAACGACCCGAACCTGTCGTGGCGCAACGCCCTGGAATCGTGCAAGGTGGCCACCCTGGTCACCACCTCCACCAGGGCGCTCCAGGGCGTCTATGCCCGGCACGGCCGGGGGGAGGTGCTCGACAACTACGTGCCGGAGGCGTACCTGGACCTGCCCCGTGAAGATCCCGGCACGTTCGGTTGGGCCGGGACCACCAAGAGCCACCCGGACGACCTGCAGGTGCTGGGGACCGCGGTGCGCGACCTGGTGGGCCAGGGGCACGAGTTCCGGGTGGTGGGCGACGGGGCAGGCGTGCGGGCCATCCTGCGGCTGGCCGAGGACCCGCCGGCCACCGGCATGGTGAAGCTGGTCGACTGGGCCGCCAGTATCGCCACCGAGCTGGGGGCGGGCCTGGTGCCGTTGTCCTCGACCGCGTTCAACCGGTCGAAGTCCCGGCTCAAGGGGATCGAGATGATGGCTGTCGGCGTCCCCTGGATTTCTTCCCCCAGGGAGGAGTATCGTAAGCTTCATCGGGAGTCCGGCTGCGGCCAGCTGGCGGACACCCCGAAGCAGTGGGCTCAGGCGGTCAGGCGGTTGCTGACCGACGAGGCGCTGCGCAAGGAGCAGGCCGAGGCCGGGAGGTGCTACATGCGGACCCAGACGTACCAGGCCAACGCCTGGCGTTGGGCGCAGGCGTGGCAGCGGGCCTACGACATCCAGCGAGGAGTGGGCAAGTGATCATCGGCGAGTACGACGAAGGATATGAGCGGGCCATCCGCGGCATGGAGCGCCAGATGGACCGAATGATCCAGGAGATCCATGACCTGAAGCAGGAGAACCTGGGGCTCAAGCAGACCATCCAGGACCTCCAGAATGAAGCCATGGATAGGTATGAGCAGGATCGGATCTATTCAAAGACCCGACAGGACTGAGCCATGGCCGACTGGCGCGACCGGGGCTACTGCGCGTCCAGATATGGACGCAGCCCCCGCATGTGGGACCTTCAGCCCCAACCGTCCCCCCAGGACTACGCGGACAACGAGAAAGCGATAGCCATCTGTCGCCTGCCGTGCCCGGTGCTGCACGAGTGCTACCTGGCCGCCGAGGCCGAGAAGGCCACCGGAGTGGTCATGGCCGGCCTGCGCTGGCCGCTGCGCAGTCGGGGCCGGATCTTCACCCCGGGGGCGTGCGTCTGGTGTGGTGAGATCCTGCCGACACCCCGGCTGTCGAGCATGCGGTACTGCGACGAGGGCTGCCGCCGGACCGCCGGCAACGAACGAAAGAGGATCAAGGTCAATGCGTAACTATGCGGTGATCCCGACGGCCAACCGTCCCGAGGTCTGCCTCCAGGCGGTCGAGTCGATCAAGGACCAGGTTGACGTGGTCCACATCATCGACAACGGGACCGAGGGGCGGCTCACCTCCGACGACCTTCCCGACAACTGTCTACTCGTCCTGCTCGACCGGGAGGGACTGCCGCCCAACCTGTCGAAGTTCTGGAACATCGGCCTGGGCCTCGCGGCGATGATGGCGAATGACTCGGGCCAGTGGAACGTGGCCATCGTCAACGACGACGCGATCGTCCCGCCCGGCTGGATGGAGGCGGTCACCACCCGGATGCGGGAGGCCGGCGCGGCGGCCGGCTGCTCGGGCTCCCCGCAGTGGCGAGAGATTCTGCATACCAGGGCGGAGCCGGTGGACCTGCGGACCCGGATGCAGGGCTGGGCGTTCGTCCTGGCCGGAGAGAAGGGGGTACGGGCCAACGAGGCGCTGGAGTGGTGGTTCGGCGATGACCATCTGGACTGGGTCAGCCGGCAGCTGGGCGGCACGTTGATGATCCCCGGGTTCCCGGTGGTCAACCAGTTCCCCAACGGCCAGATGACCCCTGAGCTTCAGGAGCAGGCCAACCGGGACGCCGAGACATTCAAAGCTTACTGGGGGGAACGTCCATGGTGAGCGTAATCCTAGGGGATCGTCATACCGCCAAGACGACCAAGGTGATCGACTGGCTGCTCGCCGGGAACCCTATCCCGGAATATCCGGGATGGTCACGCGCTGTCGTCTGCCCGACCCATGATCGGGTGTTGCGGATCACCAATGAAGTGAGACGACGCACTGAGGGTCAACCGGATTCTAGAGCCCTTTGGGATCTGCGTAAGGCAATCTGGAGTGCTGTCGACCTGCGATCAGTCGTCCGGGGGAGAAACCTCTCCGGCACAGAGTACGCGATCGATGACTTTGATCTCATGTTCTACCAGGTCACGGGAGTTCAGAAACCTCCTACGCTGATCACCATGACTGGAGATCTCTATGATGACGAGGCATGAGTTCCTGGCCGAGCTGCACCGACTGCTCCACCCCCAGCACTACCTGGAGATCGGGGTGCAGACCGGGGCCAGCCTCCAGCTGGCCAGCTGCCCGTCCATCGGGATCGACCCGGCCTACGACGTCAAGACCCCGCTCGGCCCCCACGTCACCCTGAAACGGCAGACCAGCGACAACTACTTCACCGACCACGGCCCCACCACCCCGGTCGAAGACCTGGTCTTCATCGACGGTGATCACCGCTTCGAGCAGGTCCTGCGGGACCTGATGAACGTGGAGCGTTACAGCGCCACCGACACCACCCTGGTGGTGCTCGACGACGTGCTGCCCTACAGTCACGCCATGGCAGCCCGCGAGCCGTGCCAGGGCGACTGGTCCGGCGACGCCTGGAAACTGTGGCCCATCCTGGTCGAGTACCGCCCGTTCCTGGAGCTGCGCCTGGTGGACGTGACGCCGGCCGGCCTGCTGCTGGTACGGGGCCTGCGCCGGGACTGCCTGACCTTCGACCAGTACTACGACGAGATCGTGGCCGCCTTCATGGACCTGGAGGTGCCGGACAGCGTGCTGAGCCGTGAGCATGCCGACCAGCCAGCCGAAGTCCTGGAATGGGTGAAGATCAAGTGAGTGGCCATGGATTTAAGCCAGATGAATGCGATGCGTGTTCTTGGGTAACTGACAACCTGACAGAGATGGACGCCTATGCGCGTACGCTCGGCCATGGTCCGTTTACTCCGGATAACGAGAAAGAGTGGGCCTGGCTATGTTCAGTCTGTATGAGCACTGCATCTGGTACCGCTCATCTCTATCCCCGTCATCGCGACGATGCAGAAGTACTCTCAATGCTCGCATGGGGCATCAATGCGATCTTGGACGCATTGAAAACCAGGCCCTCAGTGCCATCCGACTGACCACCACTCGCCCCACGGCATGTTCGTGTTCCACCTCAACCTGTCCCCGGCCAGGCGCACCAGCACCGGCAGCGACACCTGGTCCTGGCAGGACCGGGTCGTGCACTCCCACCACCACTGCTCGCACACCTGGGCCACCGCGGCGGTGTGCCGGCGTACGTTGGCCCCGTTGGCGAACAGGCCCCACTTCGCCGGGTGGCCGATGGACCGGTAGTACTCGACCTGGGCCTTCAGCTCGGCCGGGTCGTACTTGTGGACCATCGTGGCCGAGACGTCCGCCTCGTCGTAGACGCAGGGCCGGCCCGGATGCTTGACCATCACCCAGTCGTCGTCCCCGAGCGCGTCCAGGCATCGCTGGACGTAGTCGTCGACCAGGATCGTCATGGAGGCGTCGACCCAGAGGGAGATGTCAGCCCCGAAGGCGGCGAGGCGGGGGAAGCATTTCCAGTATTTCGCCCGCATCATCGGGGTGTCGACGTCCAGCGGAACGTGACGCACTTCCCAGCCGGGCGCCACCAGGTCCGGGTCGTCGGTGTACATGATCGCCGGTATGCCGAGGTCCGGCAACGGCTTCGGGGCTTCGTAGTTCCCGTAGAGCGCGGAGTAGAGCACGGCCTTCACAGCGGCCCGCGTCCCTGAAATGCTAGCCAGGCGTCGCGTAGCCAGCGAGCGTCTTCCAGGGCGTTGTGCAGTCCTGACTCCTGCTTCGCGATCCGCGGGTTGCCAGCCTGGTGAACTGTCTGCTTGAAGTCGTTGGTCCACATCGGAAGACCTTTGGGTAGATTGATCATCGAACCGAACAGCTGGCAGAGCGCCACATGGTCATAGGCGCCGTACCATGCCCACAGTTCTGGATCCGAGTCCGGTGCGCCGGGCAGAAGGAACTGGCGTACACCGGATCTGATCAGGCGCCGGGGCAGGACGGACAGGTTATCCATGTCCAGCCAGAAGTTAGGTGGTTCGTTACTCCCCTGGCACGGTTTGGTGATTCCATTTTCGGTCCGCAGGGGGAGATGGGGAATCACGTTCTCCATGAGCCATCTGTTATGACGGATCCGATAACCGAGACTCTCTCTATCAAGAGCGAGCCCAGCCTCGATCTCCTCGCTGACCGCATAATATTCACGGCCATCCTCGGCCACGATACCGATCGAGATCAGGTCGATCGTGCGACCATCTTCCAGGAACTCCGTGTCGTACCAGTACTTCACGTGCGTCTCCTCAGAATCACGATCTCGCTCAGCTCGCTGGGCTGCTGAACAGTCTGATAATGCTCCCAGTCCTCGTTCTGGAACATCTCCCGCAGCTGCCCGGGGATGAAGTCGTGCACGTGGGACGGGTTGACGTGCACGGTCGGCACCACCGGGGTCGACAGAATGATCCATTTATTGACCTGGTGGGCAACGTCAATGTAGTTGCTGTAGTCCGACAGGTGCTCGATCGTCTCGAACCCCAGGAACACGTCAGACCCCCAAGCCGGGAACCAGGTCTTCAGGTCGGCCTTGACATAGAAGAGGTCGGCCAACTCGGTCTCGGCCAGGTCGATCCGGTCCACCCCGACGTAGGCGTTCCCCATCCCGTGCCGTTTCAGGATCTTGAACCCGTACCCGGTACCACAGGCCGCGTCCAGGACCGAGTCCGTGGGGGCGATAAATCCGGCCGCCAGGTGGTAGCGGAACTCGTGGCCGTAGCGCGCCGGGCCGACCGGGTCAGTCGCGGTGATCCGTTCCATCAGTCCAGGCCCTTCTCTGCCAGTTGGATCAGCGCCTCGGCAAGTAGTTCCGCGAATCCCGGTATTGCTATCGGTGATGCAATATTAAAGCTTTTGAGTATCAGGCTAGCGACAAGGGCCACGGTTTCTTCACGATTCCGCTTTCCCTGAGCTAGCAATGTACGTGCACCGGCAGTCATTGTTAATATATTCTGAGTGTCGCTATCGGTGATCCGTTCCATCAGTGATTCTCCGGGATGGTGGTCCAGTTGTCGGGGGCGGCGACCATGCAGGTGACATGGGCGAGGATCCCGCAGTCGGCCGACCGGGCGACCAGGTTCACTGCCTCGTCCCGCGCGTAGCGGCCAGCCTCCTCCATGTTTTCCGTGTAGCCCCGAGAGTCGGGCCGCCACCACATCGAATGCTTGTTGGACCAGAGCAGGTAGGCGATCTCACTCATCACTTCTCCAGGAAATAGATACGCTCGACTCCATATGCGGTGCCGGGGGATTTGACGTCCCGCCAGGCGACGAAGGGCAGCTGTTCGAAATGGGTCATCAGCAGGTCATGGCCGAGGGACAGGTCTGGCACCCCCAGCTCTTGAGTGAACCCGATCTCCAGGGTTCCGCTGTCGCGCATCGGGGTGAACAGGACCAGGGCCATCCTGGTCCTGAACGATTTTATTGCGCCGTCAAGGATCCTCTCCCAGCGGTAGTCGTGCTCCAGCACTCCCCGCATGAAGATCCCCGACGCCGAGCTGACGTACCGGGTCAGGTCCTCGACCACGTCCGCGAACGGGGAGGCGGTGCCGTCAATCCCGAGATACCGTTCCGGCGCGACCAGGGTTCGCATCCAGCCTTTACCACAGCCCCAGTCCTCGACCACGTCACAGAGTTCCAGCCACCTGGCCCCCATCTCGTACGTAGGGGTGGCGCCGTAGGGCTCCGGCACGGCGTCGGGGGCCAGCTGGTCGTACCAGGGCGCCCACTTCCCGAGGTTGCTCACTTGGAGATTCTCCAGATCGCTTCCATGTACGGACGACCCAGTTCCTGAACCGAGGGCGCCAGTTCATAAAAGGGAATGATCGACGGATGGTCTGGTCGGCTCTTGTGGCGCCATAGCGCCCAGGCGTCGTGCACGTCGGCCAGCGTGGTCGTCTGGCCGCGCGTCCTGGCTAACAGCGCATAGGACCGAAGTAGATCGTCATCGCAATCGGGCATCTCGGCACGAGCCCGGGCAAAGAGATCATCCACATAGGTGCTCATGACCCAAATTCTAGTACACTTTCTACCATGACGCCTCCCTCCATCAGTATCGTCACGCCGACCCATCCGGCCAGGTGCCGCAACGGCATGCTGGACCGGGCGCTGCGCAGCGTCTGGGGCCAGACCCTCCTCCCGCAGGCTGTGCACGTCGCCGTGGACACCGCCGGCGACGGGGCGGCACCGACCCGCCAACGCGCCCTGGAGGCCGCCACGACCGACTGGGTAGCCTTCCTGGACAGCGACGACCTGTTCCTGCCCCAGCACCTGGCCAAGCTGCTCAACCACGCCCTGGAGACGCAGGCCGACTTCGTCTACAGCTGGTTCAAAGTGCTCACCAGAGAGAACGCGATCATGGAGAAGGATCCGGTCTTCCCGCCCGGGCACTATCTCGACGAGTTCGATCCGGCTAACCCGATCGAGACCACCATCACCGTGCTGGTACGCACCGAGCTGGCCAGACAGGTCGGGTTCCGGGCCGCCGTCGAGCCCGGCGGCACCAACCCCGGCCACAACTCGGGCGAGGACCGGGTGTTCACCCTCGGCTGCCTCGCGGCCGGCGCGAAGATCTCCCACCTGGTCGACAAGACCTGGCTGTGGGGACACCACGGCCAGAACACCAGTGGACTACCCTTCAAAGGGGACGGCCCCCTGGCAAACGCATTGAAAATGCCTGACATGGAGTGAGCTGATGGCGCTACCGATTCATATCGTGGTCCGCCCGGCCCTGCTTGCCGGACTGACCAACGGCGCCCTTCCCGCGTCGGTGCTGTGGGACACCTCCGGACAGGCCGGCGGGCCACTGGTCCGGCTCGTGGCGCCAGCGGCGCGGGCTTGGCGGGCGATGGCTGCCGCCGCACTCAAGGCCGGACACGTCCTGAAAGCCACCAGCCTTGTCGACTCGTACCGGCCTTACCCGGTGCAGGAATCAGTGTTCCGCCAGCGGTATACCACCACCTTTCTGGAAGGTAGGCCGTACCGGATCTGGAACGGGGCGCGCTGGTACCAGCGGGCCGGGACCGCACCAGCCGCCGTGCCCGGCACGTCCAACCATGGCTGGGGCCTCGCGGTCGACGTCGGTGAAGAGCGCGACGCCGACACCGGCACCGAGAGCATGGACGCGGCAACCCTGGCCTGGCTGATTGCCAACGAGTTCGCCTACGGCTTCAGCCATGAACTCGAATCCGAGCCGTGGCACGTCAGATACTGGGCCGGCGACACCGTCCCGTCGGCAGTGCTCATCTACGAACTAGGAGGCATCGCAATGACCGCGGCCGACGTTTGGAGCTACGACCCGGGCGACCCCGCCGCGCCGGGGGCCGTCCTCAACCAGCCCTTCTCCTCCAACTACCTCACCAAGAAGACGGTCACCCCGCGCTGGGCGCTGGGCGAGTCCTGGCGCTACGGCCACGACAACGAGGCCCGCCTGGTCCGCATCGAGGCCACCCTCAAGCGCGTCCAGGAGACCCTGGACGCGATCCTGGGCTTCGGCGGGGCCGGCGCGGCGCAGGTGGAGGCGCTGCTCAACCGCACCACCTTGGCGGTGCGGCCACCGAGCGACCCGGGCTCGGGTCCGTGAGTGCCAACTCCAGATCAGATCGGTACCTGGGGGGCGGTGGGCATCGCCGCCACCTGGGGGACGCTGGCCCTGCGTTCGCTGCACCTGCAGGTCCGCGAGGCCATGTCCGCGTGGAAGGCGTCGGAGCGGCGGGCCGACGAGTACGCCCGTATGGTCATGGAGCTGGTCTCGCAACGGGTCTCGGCCTCGCGGCGCTCCGGGCCGAGATGAGGGTTGCCGACGCGGTCTGTCGGCTGTGGCGCTGGATGGCCAGGGCCGACTCCAGGGCGGCCACGAAGGCGGCGCTGGAGTCGGCGGAGGCGAAGCTTGCCGCCACTGTAGACGACTGGCGCATGGTCCGGGACGTGCTGGGCGACGACGTGGACCGTGGCTTGATCGGACGCCGGCCAGATGCGTCCTGACGAGCTGGTCACCGCGGTCACCGGCACGCTCGCCGCGACCAGCTTCGTGGCGGACCACCTCTGGGGCCTGGCGCGCCGGCCGGACGCCGACGGGAGACGTCCGCCGGCCAACCCGCTGGTCATCGTGTCCGCGGTGGGGATCCTGGCCCTGGTGGTGATCCTGCTCCTGTCGGTGCTGCTCGACTGGCCGTCGTGGCTGATCCGCGACGCCATGGGGGTCCTGGCCACCGTGGTCTTCCCCTTCGCCCAGATACGTATGCACTACCTTCGACGTGTCGAGGAGCGGAAGAGGTCGACGTGACCACTCACCGGCGTTACTGCTTCACGTACGCCGGGAAGTACCCGGCGAACGCGCACGAGAAGACGCGCGAGGTGCTGGAACGCTGGTGCGAACGCCGGTGGTGGTACAACGAGCCCGAGGTGGAGGGTTTTCCGTTCGACCGGCTGGTGCTGTCGGTGACGGTGTCGGCCCGGGACCAGTGGTGGTGCCACCGGCGGGCCATCTTCATCGCGATGAAGTGCTGGCGGGCCATCCACCTGCGCAGCCAGGACCTGCCGGTGCCGCTGTGGGAGCCGCTGGAGCCGCACGACAACAGAGGCCACAAGCGGGTGCCTGCGGCCTCTGTGGGTGAGCCTGGCTAGACGGTGAGCCGGCAGGTGACGCTGATGACCCCGCCCAGCGGGCCGTCCATCACCGAGGTCTCCTCCACCTTGATCGCTCCATCGACCGACTTGGTCAGGCAGCCGATCATGTCACCGTACGTGTCGGTGACCAGGGACGCGGTCAGGACCCACGTGATCGGCTTGTCGGTCAGGTTGTGGACCTGCTGGCGGAAGGGGGTGAGCACGGTCCGGGTCCATGGGATCTGTTCCGATTTGACCGTGTCCGGCGGGGCGTCCAGGGCATCGAAGTTGACAACGATGTTGCGATAGATGTCCTGCCGGCAGACCACATTCGCGGTACGGATGAGGAATATGCCCTGCTTCACCGCGCCCTGGACCAGCCTGCTCGACCGGGCGGCGCCTATCGATAGCGGGGCCGTGGCAGCGGAGGCGCTGGGCAGGGGGCATTGGGGTTGCTGGACCGCCCGCTGGGCGGGTGGCGAGACCTCGGGGCCACAGCCGGTGACAAGTGCCATGCCGATAACAACAGCGACAGTAATCAGTGCTTTCTTCACTCAGATTTCCTTACTTCGTGGTTAGCTTCGTGCTCAGCGATGACGTCAGCCGCCACCATGTTGTTGATCTTCTCTACCAGGTCGGCATAGTCGGCGGCCGTCTTTCCCTCTTCCGGGTACCACGGCCCGAACTCGACGCAGTTCTGGGTCAGGTGCAGCCCCCCACAGTTTCGGCATCTCATGGCGACTCTGGCCTCCTTGGGATCACGGGGCTCCAAAACATCCAGCGGTAGTCGCCGTGGCCGGGTCGCGGATCGGTCCACACCTTCGACGCCGTGCACACCGACAGTGCAGCGGCAAGGTAGTCGCGGGCGAAGCCACGAAAGTGGTCCTTCGCCTCGTCGTCGATGCTGTTCCAGCCGGGCCAGAACTCGGGCGCGCCACGTTCGCAAATCCGCCGCGCGGCGGCTTCGGCCATCGCGGCGGGTACGTCTTCAGGTCGCATTGGACACCTCCACGCTGTAGGCACGGGCGATGCGCAGCACCTCGCGGCACGGGTACGTCGGGTACTGGTCGTAGTTGTCCTGGCAGTAGGAGCAGGCGATGGGTGCGGGACCGTACTCGCTGGTTTCGCCGTACGGTTCGGGCGCATGCTCGACGACCCGTTCGAGGTCCGCCTCGCAGGCGCGGATCGCATACTCGGCGAGGCGCTCCACCTTCGGCCAGTCGTGCCAGCCGGGGTTGCGCTTGCCGAGCAACTTCGGGTCCTTGAGTTCGAGCGTGGTGTACTGCGCCCAATACAGCAGGTCGCGCGTGCTTTCGAGCTGCGCAGCGACGGTGGCGTGCACCGCTGCGTGCGACTCGGACGGGGTCATGCCGACACCCGGTAGATGGCGTCGCGGCCGATAGTGCCCTGCTTGACCCTGTCCGGCAGCGCGCCCACATGCCACAGCTGGTCGTTGGCCGGGCACCGGTAAACCCCTTTACGGGGATGGTGGTTGTTGCCCGCCCGCTTGGCGTCCTTGCGGTTGATGAAAGACCGCTTGCAGCACACCCGGCAGGTGCCGCACCAGGGAATCCCGGCCATGCCGGGCATGTCTTTCAGGGTCGGATCCTTCGGCCTCTTCTGTACGTGCATCACAACTCTCCTCGGATCATCTCGACCAGCTGGCTGACCGGCAGGATCGCCGGCCAGTCACCCACCTTCGCCTCCCCCATGCCCCGCAGCTTCACTACCAGGACGCCCCGCCGGGCGGCTGCGTTGACCCGTTCCTGCTCGGTCTCACGCAGCCACTCCGGCAGGCACAACCGGGCGCCGGACTTGACCTCGACCACACACCCGGGGACGCCCATGACGTCGCCCTTGTCGAGGATCCCGGCCAGCGCCCGGCGCTCCACCAACGGGAACCCGTTGGCCTGGAGGTACCGGACCAGCATCGTCTCGGCCGCGGTGCCTTTCGCCTTCGCCCTGCTCATTGGGGAATGTTTCTGATCATGGTAATGATGATGGCAGCCGCGCAGACCGCCGCTATCGATCCGAAGAATACCTCAGCCCAATTCATTTTTCGACCTCCAGCTTGAACGCGCGGACGCGGAACTGCTCCGCGATGTCGGGATGGACCAGCATGAACGCCGGCAGGTCGAACACTTCGGTGACCTTCGGACGCATGTAGTGCTGAGCCAGGTCCGGGTACTGGCGGACCAGCTGCGCCTCGGCCCACTGCCGCCGAGGCCGGAACGAGACCACCTTGCGGCCGGCCACCAGGCCGGCATGGGCGTCGCCGAGGCTCAGGATGAGGGCGTTCTTCAGCTCGTCGGCCTTCCGCGTCCATCCGGCGGCCTCGTCGCGAGCGGCCACGAAGGCGGCCCAGAGGTTCTCGTCCAGCTCGGCCGTGGGCTCGTCGGCATGTGGATCAGGAGTGGTCATCAGAGGAATCTACCTCTCTCGATTCGTCGACGGGAGTGATGCCCGCCTCGAAGATGGCGACAATCGCCGCTACCTCGTCCATGTCGACACGGACCAGCTTTCGAGTCCAGCCAGCGGGAGTTATCCAAGAAAGCTTGTTAAAACCGCCCGCGAAATTCATGGAAGTCTCAAAGCTTTCCACGTCGGCGACGACCTGCGCGCCAGACTTGAACGTGATCTCGATCTTCATTGCTTCCCCTGACTGCTCTTGGCCGCGAAGATGAACGCCGCCCCGGCGACGAGTACCGCGCAACAGATGAAGCCGAGCGAGAACCCGGCAATGAAAGTCATCATCTACATCATCCAATCTGTGGGGAGACGGCCCGGACCGCCTTGACGACCTGGGTGATCCGGGCCAGGTTGCCGGCCCCGAAGACTGTCTCCACTTCGGAGTCGAGCCGGCGCAGGATCTCGTCGCAGGCCGCGACGTGCGCCTGCCTGGCCATGACCAGGGCCATGCGCCGGGCGATGGGGGCGAGCACCGCCGAGACGACGGTCTGCTCGGCCTGGGTAAGGTCCCCGTGGAAGACGGGGGCCGGTGGAAAGGGAACGATACGCGGGCTCAAGTCACGAGGGTCAGAATCAAGATCGGTATGCTTTATCGTTGGATCCCCGGTGCCGCCACAGGCCTGACACCATCCGTTACGACGAAAGTGGTCTTCAGTAGTGCTCATACCGGATAGCATACCCACCCCTCCCTACCTATGCAATAGGTAGCTCTTGCTGGCCTGGCATCGGCCTCCCCGGCGGCACCCGCTCGCCCCGGGCGTGCTTGCCCACGCACCGCGGGCACAGCCTCATCTGGGCCTGGTCCCCGCTCATCGTCGTGCCCGACCAGACGCGCCAGCCCCTGGCCCGGGCGCGCGCGTACGTGGCCTCCTGAGTGGCCTGCCAGGGCAGGGACTCCTTGCACCTGGGCTGGTTATCGCAGGTCAGCCGGTCGCTCATCGCGGCGCTCCCGATGTTGACAGTCGCACCAGGTGCCGCCCGGGCAGTCCCTGTGCTCGTTGTCCTTGCAGGACCGGCAGACGAAGCTCATCTCTGCTCCCTCAACGCTATGATGTATTCATCTAGATAGCTCACTATCGCCGTGTACATGTCGGCCGGTGAGCTGGTCTCCACCTTGTGCAGCCGGCGGAGCATCTCGTGCGGCTGCCACCGCTCCAGGTCCTGACGCAGCGCCACCAGCGCGTCCACCTGGACCTGCTGGCGCACCGCGGGGGACAGCAGCAGGCCCAGCCGGTGCAGGCTCTCCGCCGCGTCCCAGCCGCCCCGCCTGGCGCGGCCCAGGCAGGCGTGGGTGGCGCTGTAGGTCTCCTCGTCGAGCACCAGCGTCTGCTTCACCGGCTCCGGCGCCTTTCCCGCGCCCGGCCCTCCTCGGCCAGCCGGGTGATGGTGGTGCGCCGGCTGCCGATCGTCTCGGCCAGCAGGGTGGCGTCCCAACCGGTCCGGGCCAGGCAGTCGAGCACCGCCCCGCGGCGGACGTTGCCCAGCTCGGGCAGGACGGTCCGGGTGATCCGGGCGATCCACTCTCCGGTCGCCACGATCTTCCCTTCGGGGGTCAGCCCCTCCAGCTCGGCCCAGAGGGCTTTCTCCCAGTCGCTCGTCGGCGCCACCACGTGCCCTCCACCAGCATATCGATCAATGTTCGCTTATCTATGGGAGTAGGACTGGGTAGACAGCCCTACCCCCATAGAGGTTTCCGTATAGATAGTACAGGGACAGCAGGGGTCACTTCCGGTGAGCTGGCGAACTGATCCGCTCCCACTTGGACACCTCGTGACGGCCGAAGCCCATGGAGCGCCCGGCGCTGACCCCGTTACGCTCCGACGTCAACCAGATCATCGCCCAGTCCTTCTTGGCGAAGTCGTGGTCGGTGACCACGGTGAAGTGGATGTCGACGTCGCGCACCAGCTCGGTGTAGGCGATCGAGGAGCCGTAGCGGGAGTGCACGAACTGCTGGCGGACCTCGTCCGCCTCGGTCAGCCGCACCCCGTCGCGGTACAGATGCAGCTCGTTCTCCTCGACGAACACATGCTCGGGCACGTACGAGGTGATGAACTTCTTCGTGGTGCCCCACCCCCGCTGCTCCAGCTTGCCGGCGCCCACCGCGATCGAGACGGCCTCCTTGAGGGCCGCCTTCAGGCAGCGACCCTCATAGTACAGGCCGGTCTTGTCGCGCTTGAAGCCGTTGAGGTTCTTCATCTCGTTGACGATCTTCAGGGCCTCGTCGTCGCCGACGCCACGCTCCACCATCGTCTCGGCCACCATCTTGCGGATGATGTCGTCGTCGGCCTGGATCTTCGTTCGCAGCCAGCCTTCGGCCACCTTGTCGTTGCTTGGGATGCCACCGAGCATGGTGGCCACGTGCAGGGTGCCGGCGAACCGGAACGGATATGCCACGGTGTCGAACTCACGGAACACTGATGCCATGATGATTTCCTTTGTCTGGGAATTGATTTGGGCGGGGTAGGGGTGGTTCGTCGGAGCGGGTCGGGCCGGTGGTGGTTAGTCGAAGATGGAAGGTATCGAAAGGAATGGGGCGGGCTCGTCGGAGTGGGGAGGGACGGTATTGGTTAGTCGGAATAGGCCGGAACCGGTGTGGCTTGTCAGATTGAGGCGGATTGGGCTGAGCTGACCTGGCTCGTCGGAGTGGGACGGGATGGCACGGAATGGGCTAGTCGAAGCGGAGTGGGAGGGCTTGGCTTGAGAAGTCGAACAGGGATGAGAAGGGCTGTACTGGAACGTCGGCACGGACCGAGACGGGTCGGCTTGTCGATAAGGGCCGGTCAAGACAGGCATGAGAAGTCGGAGTGGCTCGGGAGGAGGCGGTCCGAAAGGTCGAAAAGGGCCGGGAGGTAGTGATTAGTCGACATGGCGCGGCGGATCGGCTTGTCGGATCGGAACGGGATGACAGGGCATGGGATGGCTTGTCGGACATGGGCTGGCACGGGATGAGAAGTCGGAGCGTCGATATGGCATGGGAGGGTCGGGCACGGAATGTCGGAGATGGAAGGTATCGAAAGAAATGGGGTTGTCGGACCGGGACGGGTTGGGATGTGGTGGCACGTCGGCAAAGGGATGCAGCGGGGCGGTTGGTCGGAATGGGAGGGAGGGGCACGGGAAGTCGAAGGGGAGCGGGAGGGACAGGCCTGGACTGTCGACTGGGCGCGGAACGGCAAGGTAAGTCGGGCTGGAGATGGGACGGGACGGCTCGTCGGATCGGCACTGAGGTGGCACGGGAAGTCGATGAGAGATGAGAAGAGACGGGTCGTCGGAAGGGGCGGGGAAGGCTCGGACGGTCGGTTGCGTACCGGCCTGCACTGTGTTGTCGGGACGGGATGGCAAGGCAGGTCGATTCGTCGGCGAGGGCAGGAATGGCAAGGGTAGTCGGCATGGGGGGTGAGCGGGTTGGAATAGGTTTGTCGGAATGGGTCGAGACGGGTCGGCTTGTCGATAAGGGCGGGGCCGGCAAGGGAGGTCGGTGTGGGTTGGGGAGGGGTGGAGTGGATTGTCGGAGAAGGCCTGTGCTGGCACGGGAAGTCGATATGGATAGGAGCGGAGTGGATCGTCGGGAGGGGCAGGGCGTGAGATGGGACGTCGGTAAGGACAGGAATGGGCTGGCTTGTCGATGAGGACTGAGTGGACGGGGTCTGTCGGCCGCGGAGGGTAGCGGTGAGTACTGGGCCGGATGGTCGGTTCGGGGTTGGGCAGGGTGGGCGCGTCGGCGAGGGACGGAGCGAACTGGAAAGTCGGTAAGGGTCAGGCCTGAGCTGGAAAGTCGGAATAGGCTTGTAATGGATCGAACAGTCGAAATAGGCAGGGGTTGACGGGGAATGGCCAGTCGATACGGGATGGCGTGACAGGAGTAGTCGATGCGAACTGGAGCGAAACGGATAGTCGGTAGGGGTACGGACTGAAACGGAAAGTCGACGTGGGACGGGATGGTATGGCGTGAATAGTCGGGTACGACTCGGGCCGAGACGGTGCGGCTCGTCGATACGACACGGGCTGGACCTGGTAAGTCGATGGGGGATGGCGTGGCAGGGCAAGTCGACATGAAGTGGGACGGCTGGGAAGGATATGTCGGTGCGGGATGGGGCTGAAACGAGTGGTCGACATGAATGGGTTGGAGGTGAGGCGGAACGGCCAGTCGACACGGGGAGACCAGGGCGGGAAGGCCAGTCGATACGGAAGGGCGCGGCCGTGATCGGGGCGTCGGTAGGGGCATGGCCTGAACGGGCTTGTCGATTTGGCACGGCATGGAGAGGCTAGTCGATTTGTCATGGTTCATTCGAGGCAGGAAAGCCAGAGCTTGGTCAAAGTCTCCTCGTCGAAATGGTCGGCCACCGTGCCCCGGCCGACCCGACGGGCGAGCGCGTTCATGAACTCCACCTGAAGCAGGTTCGAGTTGGCCCGGTCCTGATAGGTCCTGGCCACGTACGTCAGGTCCGCCTTGCGCATGGCCCCCAGCTCCACCCGTAGGCCCTCGGCGGTCACGTGCCGGGTAGTGAGCCAGGACGTGAGTGCCTGGCGCCGCTCCGGCTCGCTGGCGGCGCCGGCGGCCTGGGCGAACACCGACCGGGCCGAGGTGCGCCGGGCGTACCCCCGGTCGGCCCGGTCCATTTTGTTGATCGTGTACCACAGCAGGTCTTCGGCCTGGACCTCCAGCCACTGCTGGAGCAGCCGGGGGTCTTCCCGGCGGAGGCGGTCCAGGATCTCGTGGGCCAGCTCGCGGGACGAGTACGGACCTTCCCCGCGGGCCTTCTCGATCAGCTGGCCGATCTCGTGCCCAGGCAGCCGCACCGCCGCCTCGGCGGCCGGCCGCTTGGCGACGTCCTTGCCGTTCACCCTCGCTCCTCCGCCTCGTAGACCACCTTCAGCGGACCGAAGAATTCGTTGAGATCGGGCCAGGTCCAGTTCGCTTCATCACCGGCCATGTTCCAGCTGTCCCTGGAGTTAGGCCGCACCGCATTCCGCTGCCAGGCGTCCCCGTCCCGGTCCACCACCACCGACCCCGCTCCCGGCTCCGGCGGCACCACCGCCACCTTCGGCGCCGGCTCCTCCGCCTCGGTCAGCCAGCCGGACGGGACGACCATGTGCCCCTCCCGCCCGGGCACCTTCAGGTCGATGAGGCTCTGGAACCTGCCCGTCTCCCTGAACACTCCCGACCCAAGCTCTTCGGGCAACTTCCACCATCGGCTCATACCCACACCCTACCCCTCCCTATACCAACAATCAACCCCCTACCCCGAAGCCCTTTTCTCTTTTCCTCTTTCTACCTTTGCCCGGGGGTACTCCTCTACGATTCTGCGATCCCATGATCCACCACCCGATGTGCGCCCTATATATGCCCGGATGTCCGTATCCACCCTGTGCCCTCCCTACCCCTGATTACTCTCCACTTCCCCACACCCTAATAGAAAAAGAGAAAGATAGGGAAGACCTGGAACTTTCGCGCTCACAGAGATCAACTTCCCCTTGACTCTTTCTCTAACTCTCTTTGTCTCCATTAGGGCAATGGCTCTCTTTCTCTCTATTGTTATAATAGGGTTGATCACGAACCTGGCCTGATATCCTTTCCGCCATGGCCGAAAGGATCACCGAACTACCCCCCGACGTCGCCTGGAACGGAGACGGCTACCTATACCCGTGGTCGTCCTGGCTCGACGGGTCCCTCTGGAAGCTCACCCCCGGCGAAGACTTCACCGTGCCCGTGGCCACCCTCCAGGCCATGGCCCACCGGATGGCCCGCCGGGTGTACGAATGCCGGCTGCGCACCCGCTACGCCAAGAAGACCAACACCTTCTACCTCCAGCTCGGCGACCCGCTGCCCAGCGACCTCGACAGCTAGCCGCCAGCGACCTCTGGCCCTGCCACCGGCACAGTCCGGGCCTCCAGGTCCGCCAGGGCGCGGCACACCTGGGCCAGGACCTCCCCAGGGACGGCCTCCCCGGCCTCGTCGGCGGCCTTGCCGGGACTGTCGAGGCGGTACAGCTTCTGCAGCTGGCTCAAGATCCTGATGCCGCTGTCGACCAGCCGCGGGTCGGGCCTGCGGACGATGCCGTCCTCGTCGGGGGACCCGTCGATGTGGGGCTTGAGGGCGGTCCAGAGGGACTCCAGCCGCCGGAACACCTCGGCCCGCACGACCGGGGCGTGCTCGGCGATGGCCTCCTCGTCGAGGCGGGGGGCGTCGTAGGGGACGAGACTGGTCACCCCCCCAGTATCAAAGATGCATATCAACATGCACAGGACTTGCGGGCACCCCCCGGGTCATGACCACACCCCCTGGCCACGTGACCCAGACCATCGACAACCATTACATCGAAAAGGAGTCATAGAGAGGTGTTCTTGGGGTGGACTCCTGGAGGGCTGCACGTACCCCGATCGATGTACTTGATCGGTTTCCTGGGTGGTGGGTGGGTGGGCCGTGGGGTGGTGGTGGCGGGGGCTGGGTGGGGAGAGGGCATGGCTGGCATGGGCTTGGGGGGGTTGGGGGGGTTTGGGTGGTATGTCGGGTTCATGGGGGTGGGTATGGAAATGCCCCCTACACCCTGGTTGGGGGGGTGTAGGGGGCAAGAGGGGGTTGGGTGGTGGGGGCTTACCCAAACCAACCGGCTGACCAATCTCTTGGCACGAAGCCGCCCTTCGACAGCCACTCATCGAGCGACTCGAAGGCCTCCACCATGTCCGCCAGGACCGGATCGACGTCATCCTCTTCCATCCGGCTGACCATCTCGCACCCTTTACGCAGGATCGCGAGAGTTGTGTCAGGATCCATTGAAATATCCCCTTTCTTCCTGCCCGTCCATCGGGCACGGCAGCGCCCGGACCGCGGTGGTCCGGGCGCCACCGTGAGCGGTGGCTCAGCGGAACTTGTAGAGGTAGGTGTACGCGTCGTAGTCGTTGGCGCACACCGCGCATGCGGTCACCTTGACACCGGTAGCGTTCTCCACCGGCCAGTAGGCGTGGTCGCCCAACGGCCCGCGGGGGTCGTTCTGTCCGTCGTCGAAGGCGTAGGTACGTCGATCGCATGCTCGGCAGTCGCCGCGGTAGCGACACGTACGGTTTGTACCTCTCCAGCTGTCGTGGTAGATCTGCACCAAATCTGTGGTGAAGTCCAGACCCATGGCGGATGATACCAATATCTGCCGTTCCATGACATTTACCCCTTTCTTCCTGCCCGTCCATCGGGCACGGCAGCGCCCGGACCGTGATGGTCCGGGCGCCACCGTGAGCGGTGGGTCAGGCCTGCTGTAGCTCGTCGCGTAGGACGCACGCGAGGCGGTACGCGATCTGGTAGAGGACAATCCCTGCCATGTCGGTCATACTGCCGGTAAGCGGCGACTCGGACTCTTCCTCCCATGCGCCCAAATCGATGAATTCCTGCCAACGGAGATAAGTATAGACATCTGATACTCTGTCTGCTATCTCGGACAGAGCGTCATCGGTCATCTCATTCTGGTGGAAAGAGGTCAGGACCTGGTCGCGCACGGAATCGAGAAACCGGGCGCCCGGACCATCACGGTCCGGTACAAGGCGATCGGCCTTTTGGGCCAGTTCGTACGCATTGTACGCCTTTACCTGTTCTACGGCATTCATGTCTCTTTGCTCCGTTTCTCCCGTCGTCGATCGACAGGGCACGGTGGCCAGGATCGCTCCTGGCCACCATGCTCACTCGACCGACCTACCTACCGCCTGGGCCTACCCTCTCCGACCACCCTATGAATGGGTCCATGGGGTGGTGGTCTCCGACCGGTTCGCGGTCGGGGTCGGGCGGGCAGTAGCTCAGGCCGTCTCCGGTCGTGCCGCTGCCCATGACCACCCACGTCCCATCGACCAATGTGATCGGTAGGTCGCAGTAGACACATCTGCGGCTTGTGTCGCCTTCCATGGCTTGTGTCGCCTTCCATGGCTTTCGCCACCTTTCTCCCGTCGTCGGTCGACAGGGAACCCGCCAGGGTCGAGGTGACCCTGGCGGACTCGCCGCGGACCGCTCAGACGAAGCGTCCCATGGTCGTCTCGTAGTGGCCCCTGGCGTCGGCCAGGAGTGCTGCCATGAGGCGCGGCCAGTGCTGGCCGAGACCAGCACGTTCGACGATCTCCCACGCCTGGTGCGGGTAGCCCGCCTGCCAGGCGCGTGCCGCGCGGACGAACACGCGGTACCGGTCAAGCTTCCGGTTTCGTGACATTTACATGCCATCCTCTCTCTCTGCCCGATCCGGGATGGGTCGGGCATTGCGCCCGATTGGGGTGCTCGATCCCCAACCGGGCCGGAAGGTCTACTTACGCTTGGCTGACCCCTGACCGAGAGAGGTCAGCAGGCCGAGCACAGTGATCGCCATTACAATGATCACCGCGAATGTAGGATCATTCATTTCAGTCATCCTTCCTGTACTGCCCAATTTGGACAGTTCGTGCCTGCCAGCGGTTCGACCCGCTGGCAGGCCTTTGCTCAGTAATCCCGGCCGGCGAGCCGGCACCACGTCGCGTATCGATCAAGGACCCGTCCGACATAGAGGAGCGTCACTGCCGGGCCACGATCGGGGTTGTCGACCGAGAGACTCGGCCAGCGTTCCATGATCGTGCGCTCGGCATGGAGGTCGCTCCGTCCGTCGGCGGACGGTGCGCAGAACTCGGGTGCCACGTCCGGGTGGTGGTAGTCCCATTCGGCCGGTATCTCTTCGGCCGTGTGGTGCCACAGCACGTGGCACACGGCGAACAGCCACTCCATGGCCGTTCCCCATACATCGCCATCATTACTCATGACGATCTCACTTAGGAGCCAGTCCGCCCCGACCGGCCGCACTTTTCCCGTTTTCATTGCTTTGCCCCTTTCTGTGCCATTCGTTCGAATGGCTCGTGCCTGCCAGCGGTTCGACCCGCTGGCAGGCTGTACGGTTCGCGGTTAGCGGTCGATCTCGGCCAGGCAGAGCGCCGCGGCGACGATCAGCTCTCGCAGGGCGTCCCGACCGAGGTACACGCACCGCTCGTCACCGAGCGGCTGGCCGTCCGGCTGGCCGGTCAACCCTGTCTCCAGGGTGAGCCGTCCGGCACGGGTGCCGAGGTACGTGGTCGGGATCAGCTCCGCCAGGGTCGGGGTGCCACGGAGCGCGCCGTAACCCTCGCCGGCGATCGTGTCGATGACCATGGTGCGTACTCCCATCTGGCCCTACCGCAGTGGTCGGGCCGTACCTCAATCCTACCACAGGGGAGGGCATGGGACCCGGTGTTCCACGAGGAACGGTGTGTCGGCTACCCGACAGTCCAGATGGGTCGCCCTGGCCCTCCCTCGTGGTAGGATTGAGGTAGGCAGAGAGGAGCCTGATCATGTACGACTGGAACGCGCCCCTCCCACCGTGCGAGCGGTGCGGGGCGGCTCCCCAGGAAGACGACGAGTGGATCGACACCGCGACCTTCTGGGGACACGCGGACTGCGCACCCTGATCAAGGTGGCGCCCGGACCCTCACCGGTCCGGGCGCGCGCCTTGACCGCCCCGACCATCGGGGCGGACAGGAAGGAGATCGACATGTCTGACAAACAAGGCATCCTGGACGAACTGCGCGAAGCGGTAGACCTGGCCGACAGCCTGAAGGACAAGGTCGACGGACTCTACTCGAAGGTCGAAGACGACCTACGCACGATGGCGGAAGCCGCTGACGAGATCATCAGTGACCTCGAAGGCGACGACGACGACAACGCGTACGACGCCGAGACTGACGAGCTGGAGAACGCCGCTTGGGCGGAGGGCTGGCAGGCCTGCATCGACCGCATCCGTAGCTACTACGGGAGCTGAGAGTCAGAATCCGATCAAGGTGGTGCCCGGACCCTCACCGGTCCGGGCACTGCCTTGACCGTTCGGCCTGACCGAACGGCACGAGACGATGGGAGATCGTCATGTTTCATCGCAAAGCTTCCAAGTTCGACATCACCGACCATCCGGACATCCTGGCTGCCCTGGCCCGGATGGAGGCAGAGGCGTACGCCCGTGGGCGAGCCGACGCCTTGGCGATCGCCAGGGATCACCTGGAAGAGGTGCGAGACGCGGATGGTCCTGATTCGGCCATTGTGTGGCGAGATGGTCGCTTGCGTGGCGTTTCGGGAGTGATCGAGCGCCTGGAAGCGTGAGCGAAGCCCATCGTGGGATCGAGCACCCACGGTGGGCGCTATGTCCAAATTGGACATAAGATGGGAGTATGGACCGCGATGGACCTTATCGCATGGATGGCCACGATGGTCTGGTCGGCTACGGATGCCCTTGGATGGGCAGTCCTGTACCTCTTGGACGGCTCCATCTAACCCTAGGGGGCCCCCCCCGCCCCCCCCGGGGCCCCGACCACCCC